ATACGACGAGATATGTCGCATTTATTCAAATGATAGATACATTGAACACGACCATAAGATAATTTTCATTAAGGCTTGATGCCGTATAGGTTACCCTATGTGCCAAGAATATTGTAGAAAAAAGACAATTGTTTGTTTTATATTTGATCAAAAATTATGAATAATGGATTATAACAATATGTCGTGTTTTATAACAGATTAAAATAGGGGTTTTATTTTTACAAAATAAACACCATTTTCCTTCATTAACATGATTTAAACTTATTTTAAAATCATTATTACATATATTACATTTAAACCAATATTTAAAACCACTACTTTTAAATACTTCTCTTGGTCCTTCTTTATTTTTAATTTTATGCCAACATTTAATTTTTGATACATCATTAAAAGATGCAAAACTTTTATTAAAACAATGTTTACATTTTACACCATTGCACATTTTTTTACTTGAACAATATTGACACCATTTTCCTTCATTAACATGATTCAAACCCACTTGAAAATCATGATTACATACATCACATTTAAACCAATATTTAAAACCACTACTTCTATGTGTTTTTCTTGGACAATTTTTATTTTTAGTTTCATGCCAACAACTAATTTTTAAATTATTATTTTTTGTAAATCCATTAAATGATGCAAAACTATTATTAAAACAATGTTTACACTTTATATCATTGCACATTTTTTTACTTGAACAATATTGACACCATTTTCCTTCATTGACATGATTTAATCCCATTTGAAAATCATGATTACATACATCACATTTAAACCAATATTTAATATTGCTTTTTTTGAAAATTTCCTTTGGTTTAATTTTATTCCAACAGCTAATTTTTAAATTATTATTTTTTGTAAATTTATTAAATGATGCAAAACTTCTATTAAAACATGAGATACATTTTAAATTGTCACATATTTTTCTACATGAACAGTATGGACACCATCTATTATTCCGAATCCTATTTAAACCAATCATAAAATCATGATTACATATATTACATTTAAACCAATATTTAATACCACTATTTTTAAATACATCTCTTGGTTTATTTTTAATTTTGTGCCAACATTTAAGTTTGTTTTTATCAGTTGATGCAAAACTTTTATTGAAACATATTTTACATTTTATACTACTGCATAATCTATGATTTGAGCAATACGAACACCATTTTCCTTGATTAACATGACTAATACGTATATTAAAATTATGACAACACATATCACAATTGAACCAATATTTTTTATTACTGTTAATCGCAATATTTTTAATATTATTAACATTATTAAATTTATAATTAAAACATTCAATTTTTAGTTTATTATTTTTTGTCAGTCCTTTGTATAGTTCAAAATTATTTTTAATACATAAATTATTCATATATACTTATTATATTCTATATCTTTAATATTTTTTTTGCAATAAAATATCTATTGAAAAATTAAATGAGCGCAAAAACGAGCAGAGTAGCAACATACGCATCTATTCAGAATAATGAGCAAATAGAAAAAAATCAAAATATTAATAATTATATTCGCATAATTATCAAAAATTCTAAAAAAAGACATCATATGAAACATAAAATAATAAAAGAAGGTGATATTTGTCTTGAAAAATATGAAAATGTAAATAAAATGATGCTTACAAAATGTTATCATCATTTTCATAAAAAATGTATAAGAGGTTATAAAGGTAGAGAATGTCCAATGTGTCGAAGGAAATTATAATTATGGATTCGTTTGAGGAATATCTTTTGCTCTATCGGCTTTAAGTTGTTCTAAAATATTCTTTTCGTTGAGTTTTTTATTATCAAACTTCTTTTTTTCCGAAAGACCATAATAATAAAATCCATCTGAAAAACGTTTTTTCTTTAATCCCATATCCAATAAATATTTAGAGAGTTTATTTCTAAACGACAAACGACCTTTCTCAAATCCATTTATAGTAAATACAAAATAATCCTCTACCATAAATAAAATATCCTGCGCTTTAATTTTATCTTCTATTTTCGAGTTTATTTCATATTTGTTTTTAATAAATTCCTTTACATGATCAGATTCAGATTTAGTTTTATTATCAATCTTAGTCTCTTCATTCAAAGTTTTCAATACTGTAAGTCGCTTTTCCAAATCCGCAACATTATCATAAATAAAACCATCAAATAATTTTTGAAGTATATCATCATAAACATTGTTTGTTGTCATGTATTCATTATATAATTCAAATCCTTGCTTCTTATTATTAAGAAGTTGTTTTATGGTTGTATCGGGATTTTTAATGGTAAATGTAGCTTGGAAATAAGGATGATGAACAATATAAAATGTATCTTTCTTTTCAACTGGTGTTTCTTTTTGAAAGGCAAAATATTTATCATTACTATCATATCCAGACAACTAAATTCGCAAAAATCACAAGTTGATTTTATGGGAATCCCCATCGATTTCCGTCTCGACAGTAAGGATAGAACCACCTTTAAGACCTCCGTTACAATCATCCAGATTATTACTAGTTGGTAAAACAGAAGGCAGTATGATTTTATTAATAGTTCCATCTGAAAGACCAGTTTTTTCAACATAATTATTAATAGGTGTTCCTCTAAAATTAGTAACCCTGTTTGATACAAATCCAGTTGTAGCACGAGAACTCATGTTGATCGCAGGTTTTTTTCCTCTGGTTTTAATTGGTTCATTTTTTCAGCTTCTTTGTTAATAGAAACATAATTCTTAATAAAATTAATATGTTGTATGATACTATCTTTTTTACTTATATCAATGTTCTTTCCAGTAAATTCAAGGAGTTTATCAAGTTCTTCTACAGTTATTTTAACATTCATATATTCTATCATGACTGTCTGTCCAATTCTTTGATACCATTCATCTATTATATCTTTTTCCTTATCGTCTTTAAAAACGTCTATACTAAATGTAGATTCATTAAGGAGTTGATATAAATCATATTTGGGTAATGCTATATTATTTTTTATCAATATTTCATATAATATTTTATCATCATTAATTTTATCATCAACAATTTTTTTTAATTCTCGTTCCAATTCATTATTTTTTTTTAAACTATTTTCTAATTCTTCATGTTTCGTCTTACTTATTGTAAGCTGATGCTTGATTTGCAGCATTTGTTCTATTTTTCGTTCTAATTCTTGATATGTTTCTTTTTTTCTAATAAACATTTGTTTAATTTTTTTTTTATATCATCATTTTTCGTTTCTAATATTATCTTTTTCAATTTATAATCTAAACAGTTTTTAATTATTTGTTTGTCCACATTATATTTAATATCTTTATTTTTTTCAAGTTTTATATATCTATGATATTTTTGAAATTCATTCATAAAACATTTTCTCATATTATTTTCGTTTCCTTCAAAATATTCTGTTCCAGCGATTAGCCTAAATTTTATATTAAAAACTTTTTTGATAATTGTTTCGATTTCTAAATATTTTTCACATTCACATATATGTAAATATCTTGAGCCTTTTCTATATCCTGTTCTAACACGATCCAATGTAGATTTTGAGGAACATCCGACTTTATATCTATTCGTGCCAACCAATTCTGCTGGTTGAATTAAATAAATTATACCCATTATAACATAAATATATTGTAATGCTTTAAGCATATTTATTCATGCACTATATCAACTCATCCATAAATTTCCTGTAATTGAAGTCTCCATCTTTGATTTGATTGTTATATGGTTTATTTGGAGTTACAATGGTTTTTTCTCGAGGTTCTATAATATCACCTCTTAAACATGAACAAATCACCCCCATATAAAATTTATAATATAAAAATTTATTTGTTTAGACTTGAAAAGATTTATATTTTATTATAATTAAAATGAATCCTAGTAAATTTACAATTGAACAACTTAAAAGTCTTTGGAAAAATATTCTTAATAAAAAAGATCAATATAACGAATTATTTAATACTATTAAATATGATATTGACGAGATTAATCAAAAAGAAATTGAAAAAAATGCCAAACAGGAAATGTTGGATTTTGCAGAGGAATATAATGGGTGTGAAAATTTCAAAGAAACTGTTGATAATGCTGGACTAGATAATTATTATAATGGCCATACAGATGGTAATATTCCTTTTGATATATTTACAGAGTATATTGAAGATAATAATTGTTGGTGTGGAATATGTAGCGAAAAAACCCAAGAAGATACACAAGAAGAAATTATCGAGGATTTATGTAATTTAATTGAAAATACATCATATACTTGTAATCATCTCAAGAAAATATATGGCACTAATGATGCTAAATTCTTAATTTTATTCATAAAAGAACTTAAATATGATAATTCAATAAAATTCAAAATATTAAAACGTCTTGTAACGCAAAAAGATTGTTTTTGTGAAAAATGCGGGAAAAAAGATGAGGATACATCTGAAATATTAGAAACAATGTTTTTGGAAGATGATTCTAAAACATGTAATTGGCTAAAAGATATAGTTAAAAACGTTGGAACAGAGAAATTTTATTATAATAATAAAGAACTTATTAAAAAAGTACCGATTGATCGATTTTTGAAATGTATTTATTCAGAAAAATGTTGGTGTCATTCATAATCATTTCTTGAAATTTCGTCTTTAGAATAAATTTGCGTGACGTCAATGGAAAAATAATAATCCGTTAATAAACCTTTTTCATAAAGAAAATCATTATCATTAAATGTTTTTTTAGGCGCTTCCATAATTCGATGTGGAAATTCTAAAAAATGTTCCTTTCCTTTTCTATTCCAATATCTGATTCCTTTTGGTTCTAACATGGCGCAATACACAAATTCATTATCTAATTCAAAGAGAATATGTGGCACATGAAGTGTATCGAGCATTCTAAAACTTTCCAATCTGTCCAAGAAATATTTATATCCACGCAGTGCGAAGAGTCTCAAAGGGTTCCACATCCATATATGCCCATCACTATCAACAATTAATTCATAATCTATGTGAATCGGTCTATAAATCAAAAGTGGGTAAAAAGGTGTTGGTCGGTTAATCTTGAAATGCAATGGTGTTCCAATATGCTTATCTCTACCATATACATAAACTTTATTATCAGTTGTAAGCATCATAAACTTATTATGCCATTGAATAAATTGAACAAATATTTTACCCTTGAAAAATTCTTGAATATGTGGAAAATTTTCATTTATATCTGTATAATCAAAATTATCTTCTGTAACCATGTAAATTTCTCTATTTTCATTCATAGCAAACAAATAACGGCGATAACACCCTAAATAAGGATACCAATATCGCTTTACATCTTTCCGATTAGCCAAATCATCATATCTACTAATAACATCTTTATTAGCTAGATTAAGAAATGTTTTGTGTTTTGCTAAAAATTTTTGATACACATAAGCATATACAATTGGATTTATATTCCAGAATCTTTCATAATCGTGTAGATGATCCATTGTGAATTCTAGATTTCCACCATAATATTTTTCAACATGTTTGTGTAAATGTGTGATCGGATTATATTCTTTATTGGGATTATATACAACAGTATTAGAATTGTGATATATGATTCTATCAAAGTTGTCTAGGGCTTTTGTAGCATGTTCTAGGCTCATTAAGTCTAAAAATTCGTATATGATATACATAATTCCTTTTGGAAATTTCCATCCAAAATAAGATGCCATTTTTTATTTATAATAATATTGGTTTATTTAAAAAAAAATAAAATCATTATTTTTTAATAACTCTTTGTACATCCACATCAAAATAACGGTCGGTTTCTAATCCTTCTTCATATATATATTGAGGAAAACCATTTTTAATTTTAATTTCATGAGTAAATTCTAGGATTTTCTCTTTTCCTTTACTGGTCCAATATCTTATTCTTTTTTCATCTATTTCCAAAATAGCCGCATAAACATCTTCGTCAATTTCATATAAATAATGAGGACGATGAAGAGTACTGGGCATTTTGTCTGTTTTCATTTGATCCATGAAATGTTTAATGCCTCGTAAAGCAAACAAACAATTTATATTATTTAACCAAACTCGGCATTGACAATCAATAATAATATATGGGCTACTAAAAAATGGACGGCGAATTAAATGTTGATAATATGGTAATGGAAGCAAAAAATTCCTAGATGATGAATATTGATGTCCGTAAGAATAAAGTTCTCGATCATATATAAGAATATAACATTCTGATCGAATTGTATAAATATTAATAATTTTACGATCTTTAAAAAAATTATTTATGTGTGTAAGATGATGATTATTATATGTAACATCGCTAATAACATGTAGTTTATGATCAAGATCAATTATGAATATATAACCTATATAAATATTATGTGGAAAAACGATTAATAGTGCTGGTTTATTCCATTTTTGTTGAAGTAACTGTTGATATCGATCACTTCCACTATATGATGTGTTTTTAGCATTTTGTTGAGATTTACGGAGAACATAAAAACGTTCTTGAGCGTAAGCGTATGTTATTGGATTTATATACCATTTCGCATAAGGTTTTTTGATATGATTCATTATTAAATTATTTGATTGATAATATGATTCGATATATTGATGTAAAAATGTATTAGCATAATATGGACTTTTATATCCTACTACCATATCCATTTCTTCTGGTCTCTCTTTGGAAAAATTTGGAATGGTAGTTCGAGCATTTTCAAGACTAATTAAATCCAAATATTGATATATTTCATACATAATTCCATTAGGAAGTTTGTGAGATAGATATTCTGTCATGTTTTTGAGAATAAATAAATAATTTTATAATGAATAAATAAAAAATCATTTTTTATTTTAATAAGTTCCAATTGGACTGATTATGAGTTTTTTCCACGATATCACAATATCAATATATTTCTCAGAATTATCAGGCATATAAAAATTAAAACGAATATTAATAGACGGGATATTTTTATCATAACTCAATGACGAATATGGGAAAATTCGTGCGTCTTTGCATATAATTGGTTGCAAATGCTTCATAATTAATTTAATATTGTATGATACCTTTGCCAAAAGATAATTCTCCACGGGATCATCCCCTGAGAGACTTTCAATAATATCATAAATTTCTTGTTTAATTTGACGATAACTCATTTTTTTTTATAAATATCTTGATAAAAAATATTTATAAAATTATTAATCAGTTTTTATTTATAGATTACAATTCCAGCATGGAATACTATCACGTTTAATATATTTCTTGAAATCAGGATGTTCAGTAATTGGATATGATCCAGCGGAACATTGGTAATCGCTTGGATCTTGGAATTTGCGGCGGAAATCACGGCATTGCGGTTTATCCCTATTCTCTGATTTCCAACAAAGACAACTATCATCATGCTCATGATTAATCTCACAATAATTGGCTATCATATGTTTACATGGTGTGCTCATTTCTGCAGCACATTCATCATCAGTCTTTGACCAATCTATATTGGAACAATAATTAGAATCACATGGATTATTGTCGGGAAGTTTAAATGGGCAACTGGCGCGATAATCATTACCACCACTGGCAGTAAGAGCGTCAGGAAGAGGGCAGTTAGGGAAATTTTGTTGATAAATATATGCTGCACTTTTTTTGTTGGCACCATATGGGATTTCACCACTACGACCAGTGGTTTGAGCATAACTGCTATTTGGATCAATATAAACGGTATATTGACCATTCTTCATATATGCTGTTGGACAATCCTGAGAACTGGATTCTTCTTCTCCTGCAGTAGAATCAGTACCACACATAGATGGATCATCATTAGAAGAACAGTAATCCTTGCAAGATGGAAGCGAATTTTTACAATTACTTACACATGCCTGATAGTCAGTAAGATCAGAACCAACAGTTGCTTGAGTTAAGAAAGGAGAGCACATTGTCATGCAATCTTGTCTACATGGAAGACTTGATTCAGAAACTGAATTAGTATATGATGATTCACTGGAAGAAGTACCAACTGTTGATGTATAAGCACTAACGAATTCTTCACCTGTAGATTGAGTTCCGGCCATATCATTTTGGAAACTATTATCATAATCATAAACTTCACTGTTGGTTAAGAGATTGAAATCTTCACTATCAACTGATGTAGTGCCAGAATTTTCAATAAAATATTTATAGATATTTGATATTTGTGCGGTAGATAACTTAATATTATAGAATTGGACTCCAAATAGGGTTGCGTTCCAGTTAAAACCTGAATTAATTGTAATAGGGTCATTATTGGGATAATAGGCACTAATACCAACAGATAATACATTAACACCATCTTGGAAAACATTGACAACTCTATTAGAATATACAAGAGTAATGACCGATTTAACATAGAATACAAGTTGTCTATCTGATTCAGCAACTTTGGTGCCGTTAAAGTATAATTCAATCTTTCCTTCACAGTTGGGCATACGAAGCTGAATGCCATCACCATCATTTCCGGGAATAGTAAGAACAACGGAATTATTGGTGGTAGTTAGAGGAGTTTCTTCTTCTCCATTTTCTGCTGGTTCTTCTGAAATAACAGGACTTTCTTCATTAGTATATGATTCATTACACTGAAATACTATATTACAACTGAATTCATTGAGATTGGATGAATCAGATGAAGTACCAATAATAGTTCCTAAAGACGGACCAGTAAGTTTATTATCGTAAATATTAATTCCTTTAACGATAGAATCGGTTAATGGGATAGAATTGAACTGAAAGGAATTATCAGAATTGGTAATATCAGTCCAAGTTTTAGTAACACTGCTCACACTCATATATTGCTGAGGAGACAAGAAGCATTTGAGACCGTCTATATCAGTGAATCCAATTGCATCTGGTAGGACGCGGAAGCATTCTAAATTAGTAAAATAAATATTAGATGCTTGGAGATTGGTTGTATAATTAAGGAATATCTGAATAGTTTCTGCAGAGTCTGCAGGAGCACGGAATGCATATTGAATTTTATACCAAGTATTATTACTATCCATAACTATTTTCTTTAGAATTTTACTAGAAGTTTCAGGTGATACATTTGTTTCGCTTGTATTCGGAATATTGAATTTAATGAGATTAGTAAGGTCAGGTTGAGCCATGAGACCTTCGAAACTAACGAGACATCTAAAAACATATACTTGATTTGGTATGCATGTCACATTAAGTTGATAATAGGTTTTAGCGGAAGATCTAGCTTGTTTAAGAGCATAGTTAGAATCACCTGGATTGGATTTAATTTGAATGAGGTTTGTTCCTGACCAACCGATAAAACCATCAGTTTTTTCACCATTACTAAAATTACCATTTCCAATTAAATTATTGGAACCCTCAGTAGTAATTGGATTAGTGAGTCTTTCCATAATATTGGAAGGTGCTCTTTTATAATATTTATAAATCAAAAAGAAAAATACAATCAAAACAGCAATACCTGTAAAAATGATTAATCTATTCTTTTTTGGTATCATTCTAATGTATATTTAGAAAAACTTTTTAATCGGAAAATCAAAGATTTTCCTAAAAAAACACTTCTTGTTTCAATAATTTCCCATAAAAAGTTTGCAAAAAACACTTCTTGTTTCAATAATTTCTTTACTAAAAAATAATAAAAATTCTAGAAGTTTCTATATGCTTTATATAAAAACTAATATTTATAAAATAAAGAAAAAACATTATATATCCATGTTTTCATGTTTATGTTTTTTGCAAACTTTTTAGGTCGCATAGCGACCGATTAAAAAGTTTTTATCCAAGGTTTTTAGGCCCGACAAAGTCGGGCCAAGTAAAAAGCTTGTTAGGGGTAACATTTATTCGCAGAAGTCCCTGTTAAATCACAGAAATTACTTGTGCTTCCGACATCATCTTCAGAATAGCAGTTTGTTCCAGATTCTACAGTCATATCTGTTGGGCAAATATTAGTAGGACAACATTGAGAATCACAAGAACTCGACAAACCTTTTTCTAAACAACACTTAGTTCCTTTTGTAGTCCCAGTATTACTGAATGGCTTGGTACTGCAGTAATATCCAGACTCAGTTGACCCATATCTATATGGATGAGAAGTTGGACAATAATAATTAGTTCTAGAATTAGTTGCTGTATTATTATCAACAAACATTGAATTCATTTGAAGATTATTATTAAGAACAGTGAGAATAGAAGTATTAAAATCGGTTGTTGCGAGGATATACCACCATGTAGAGTTATCGCGTGTGAGAACTGCACGAGTAGACATATTATTGAGACCTTGGAATGATTTGGAGGGAGTCAAATAGAGACCGTTAGTAGATCTAATTTTAACTCTATAAATACCCATTTTGCCATCTTCGCTGGTTCCAATGAGTTCTCCATCATCAAAATACCAATTTTGAGATTTACCATTGTTATCAAATGTTGTATTTCTCATATCTCCACCTCTTTCCAAGCTTAAACCAGCAGTACCGTTATTGTTGGCTTCTGCCCAAAGAACAGTCTTGAGTGTGCTATATTCAGGTATAGTATGCATCTGGAAAGCACAAATATTGGCACCTTCTTGTTTTATCAATGGTTCTATTTTCCATTGAGTTATTTCCATGGAATCAATTTCATGTTCAAGTGAATAAAGTTCCCCTGGAAGAAGATCTGTACAATTAGTTTCTTCTGTACCTGTCGGTAGCGGGTCTGTACCTGTACTAAAAGATCCATAATCACATGCATTACTTACCGAATTGATGCAATCTATATATTCTTGTGCAATGGATTCTTCTTTGGATTCTAGAGAATGTAGTCTATCTTTAAATGCTTGAACAGCATCAGCAACATCTGATTCGGTTGTTCCATGAATATATTTGGTTAAATCAGTAACTTCAAGAACAAGAGATGATTCATCACTATTTGGTCCGAAGAACTGTGTTCCTAGACTTTTGAATACTTGTTCTCCCTGATTATCAGTCAAACTGGTTTTTGTGAATATTACGAAATTTTTAAATCCATTAGTGGTAATATTATTAAGAATACTGCAATTATTAGTTACATCAAGGTTAAGAATTGGATTGAGAAGGTAATTGTTACTATGACCAGCTTGAACTTGATATTGAGTATCAGTTGTTGTTACTTGAACTTTTGGTGGGATAATTTGGGGAATATTAGTATAATATTGATTACTAGTATCTCTGAAATAATTAGTAAAATTCTCGTAAGTGTCGTTCTCAACTTTAGTAAAAGTCATATCATTATTTGTAAAATAGATTACATTATTATTCATTTTGAAATCACCTTGAGAGCCAGCCGGTAAAATATTTTTTAGTTCATATTCTCTATATGACGAAAGTGGTTCTCCTGAATCAATGACGAATGTTCCAGTGGTTTTAAAATTCTCAGTAATGGTTGCTTTAACAGTTTTATAAGTTCGGAAATTAGTATTAGTTATATCATCTGTCCCCAATATCACTTGTCCCCCCATTTGAGGAGAACAATTAAAAGCAGCATCATCAGCACTATCTCTATTTGCAACAATACATTTATTTTGACAGCCATATTCTCCTTTGGTATCACAAATACCAGTCATACATTGATCAGATGAAGTACAGGATTGTCCTGGCGCAACTCCTGGAGCAACACTTTTAACTAAGAAAAGTAAATCATAATTTCTTTTGAATACAATTACTTCTATATTTTGTCCGGTCGGTTTGAACTCATCATCAGTTAATGTGAAAGTGCCATTGAAAAAGCTATCACTATTCATAACATTAAGTTTTTCATCAGATGTCGTCATTAGTTGTTTATATTGAGATTTTTGTTCTGATTGATCAATTCCGGTGAATATATTAAGTGGGGATGTAAAAAATTCTTTTGTGTTCATACATATTATAAAAAGTATAATAACAAGTATTCCTAGGATAATAGGTATTTTATTCATATATATACTTTTTAGATAAAATTTGATAAGATGGTAGATTTTATATGTCGCTTTCGTAGTTTGACCATGGTCTGTTATCTACGACAGGACAGACAGGACATTTTTGAGAATTTCTATATTGATTAATATAATTCTGTTGTTTATCCAAAGTATAATCCGCAATAGTATTCATGTCAATATTACTGAATGATCCGGAATCTTGAGCTACAGTCGAGGAAGTATCAGAGGAAGATCCATTAGTTGATGTTCCATTAGATGATGATTCACTATTGGAATTACAAGTTAAATCATTGGTATTGAGATTTACCGTAACATTTATAGGTGTTTTTAACATATAATCAAGTGTGGATTTAGTAAGAATTACGGTATTGGAATCTTGTTCTAGAATTGATGGTTGTGTTTGGTCAATGGAAGTTTCTTCATTACTAATCATTTCCTCAGAATAAGAATTTACTTGATCCATAGTAAGAGGAGTTTCTGAATTACTTGCTATATTAGCAACTGAATTACTTCTTTGTTCGGTATTAGTAGCAATTTGTTCATCTTCGGCTTGCTCGGTATATTGTGCAGATGTGAGCATATTTATTGTTTCTGAGTCGAGATTTCCGGAATCATTGAAAAGACCATTTTCTTCTGTAGAAGGGGTCTCTCCAGTAGATGATTGCTCCTCTCCTGTAGATGGTTGCTCAGCTCCTGTACCCGCCTCACCGCTTTCTTCTTGTCCATTTTCTTCAGTTGATGGACCAAAATGCTCTTTAAGAACAAATTGTCTATGAATAAGCACAGTAAGTACATAAATTACTATAAACAGGACTAAATTGATTAGGAAAGTTCCGAATGTATAGTGAAGCTTAGTTAAAAGTAAACTCAAAATAAATGAAACTAGAAATGAACTTAGTAACATTATCAATCTGAGATTAGTTTTAATTTTTTTCCCTAAAAAATCAAACATAATATATATTATATAGAATTATTTTTTTTATAAAGACTATGTATAATGAATGAATCAAAAAATGTATTTTCACCACGATATGGTATTAAAGAATTGAAATTTAAAAATTTTAATATTACTAAAGGATCAAAAAAGGTAGATGATCCAATTTTTAAAAAGAAAAATGGATTAATCATATTTTATTCGCATTTTTGCAAGCATTGTCTTGATAGTTCTGAGTTATGGATCAATATAGCGATTAATTATATGTATAAAATAAATATTGCAGCTGTTAATTGTTATAATATTAAAGATGAAAATGAAAAATTAGTCCCTTTATTACGTATTGATCGATTTCCTACAATAAAAATCGTGAAAGACGGTAATTTATATGATGCAGATTTAAAAAATATTACTTATGAAAATATCAGTTTTTTCATTGAAACTAATTTTTGAATTTAAGTATTTTGAGAAGATGTAAATACCATTTAACTAATTCATCTATGTCGGAAACTTCATCAAACGAATCTTTTTTGACTTCTTCAAGTATTTTAATTTGTCTTTGCTCATTTGGATATATATGAGCTAAATAACAGAATTCTTGTTTAATCGCATTAAGTTTAGTAATACTTATCTCCTTTTTTTTGTAATAAATAAGGAGAATATTAATATATGTGTAAAAATTTTTGTGGTTCATACGTTTTTGAGCTTTAATACATTCTCGAAAGGAATATTGTTTTTTTCCTTTAATTTCATTGACATTATTATGAAGATTACAAATATATTCCTGTAAATACTTTTTATCGAGTTTTCTAATATTAATTTTATTATGTTTTATATATTCTCTATAATGCCTAATACAAATATCACATGGAAGAAAATATTCGAAATTATAAATGAAATTAATGTGAATTTCCTTGAGTTTATGTGTCATATTATCTGAAAAATTATCAGCTATATTGTGAAGGAGATTCCAAGCCATTGGACCCCAGATTTTAGGAGTTATTTTATATTCTTTTTTAGCCATATACTTTTTACAAAGAAAAATAAAAAACTCTTACACATCAAGTAATAATTTTCTTAAAAATAACTTAAAAAGATAATATATAATGTATATTGTATATGTGGTCTAGTAGCTCAGCGGTCAGAGCACCCGATCGTTAATCGGGGAGTCGTTAGTTCGAATCTAACCTGGACCCATTTACTTTTTTGAGAAAGACAGTAAAAGAACTTAAAGAGATAACATATAGTATATATTGTAAATACGGCTTTTTAGCTCAGATGGTAGAGCGTCTGATTTTTAATCAGATGGTCGTTGGTTCGAGTCCAACAGGAGCCCATTTACTTTTTCAAAAAAAATATTTTTTTGAAAAAGAATTACATATAAAATATATATTTACAATCTCTGAATCTTAATATTAGATCTAATAGAGATAAAAAGAAGGATCAATGCTAAACATAAAATTAAGATAAAAAATATGGCTGTAACAATAATATATGGATATAATTTATCAATAATATAGCAAATCGATGGTTCAAGTAAATACGATTTGATTTTATCTTTAATTTCAGGTTTATTAGCTTCGTTAATGATATTTTCAATTATTTCGTTGGTAAGAGAACTAAGCTTCATTATTCTAATTATTTGGGAGAATTTGTTATTTTTATTTGAACTTAAGTTTTCAATTTTTCTAAAAGTTATTGGATTACTCTAATATTATTTATATGAATTGACATTCCCGCTTTATTTTTCTTGGCTTTAGGATTTTTCCAAACACTACCCATAATAATATCACATTCAATCTTGGAATTACGTTCTAAATCATATATAGTTTTTACATCTTTTTCATTATCAAACATAATATCTACATAAGGTTTTTTATTTCTAGTAAGAATAAAAGCCTTAAATATAGGTTTATTCTTGTTTCGTCGGATATATAATGCACTTTTGTACTTTTCTTCATCTACATCTAAATACTTCATATTTCTCATTTCTATTCTTTTAATAAAATTATAGAGATCAATATTATCGTTATCTTTCAGATTTAACATACATTTTATGTTATATTTATCAAAATCATTATCAAGACCAAAAGGTGCTTCTAAGACAGCTTTTCTATAAATAAGTCGTTGATTATTGGGATGTCTTGGTTCATAGAATGTTTGACCATTAAATTCATATGGTCTATATACGACTTGTTTAAAATCATTAACCATTATTGATTTTAAAGGATATTAAATATAATGGATTTCTTCGCGTGTAGGATGATTACATAAATATTTATAATTATAGTATAAATGAGTATTATAGATACATATGATAATTCAATTAATTTTTCCAAGATGCAATATTTAAAGCCTACAAGACATTCAAAATATTATATGTCTGATATAAAATATGATGGTTCAGATATGACTTTTGATACACCATTTCTAAGAGTAGTAAAGAATAATTTTTATGATGAAGGTAGTTTTTTTACAATTTCTTTTGCTTTATTAAACAATAAAAGTTGTAAAAATTTCTTCAAAACTATTTATGATATAGAAGAATACAATTGTATTATGATTCAACAAGAATCTGAAAACTGGTTTGGCAAAAAAATTCCACTTAATGTTTTATATAAAAAACACATTCAACCATGGGAAATAAATAGAAATGGCGATATTGTTATTACATTTAAAGTGGCTTATGATAATGACAATATAGAAGACTTTAGGAATTTACAAGTTGATGATGTTATTTCCCTTAGATTACATTATAAAAATTTAAGTATCTATCAGAGTAATTTCTTCTCTAATTGGATGTTATTAACTTTTAAAAATGAAGATGAAGATAATATAGATTTTTATACAGAAGTAGAGGATAAAGCAAATGAAAAACCAATAAAAAAAGAAGAAGTTATTAAAGAACAAAAAGTTGAAGAACCTGTTCAAGAAGAAGTTGTTGAAGAGCAAAAAGTTGAAGAACCTGTTCAAGAAGAAGTTGTTGAAGAGCAAAAAGTTGAAGAACCTGTTCAAGAAGAAGTTGTTGAAGAATCTGTTCGAGAAGAAGTTATTGAAGAATCGGATAATACTATTCAAAATAATCCAGTAGAACAACTGCCAAATGAGACAGTAAAACAATCTTTAAGGAAAGAAACCACTGAACAGTGTGTAGAAGAACAAATTAAGCATCTAGTAGATGAAGTAGTCGGTAATATTGTTGACAATAAAGGAGAAATTAACAAAAAACAAGCACCAGTTGTAAAAGATACAAAAATGATTATATATGATCCTAAGAAAAAAATCAAATATAGGAAGAACTTAATGACTAACAAAATATATAGAAAAAAACGAGTGTTAATTAAAATTCCAAAACAATAATTTTTTAAATTTTTTTTATGTATTCTATATATATAATGAATAAAGAATCAATTAAAAGAATTCTTATAGCAGTAGCAATAGCAGTTGGTCTATTAGTTGTTCTTAAATTTGTTGGATCACGAACCAATTTGCTCGGTGGAAGTGGTTTAATGGAAAATATGGCTAATGTAAATGCTGATTCGAACGATCAGAGAACTGGAGTTGATGCAACTGCCGGAAGCGGAGCTACTGTTGTAGATACTATGCAGGGCTCTAGCAATACTGCTACTATCGGTGGAACTAAGCAGAGTCTCTATGCTGCCAGTTCTGACCCAGGTGTTCAGGCAATTAGATCTCAGGGTTGCTTCCCTAAAGAACAATTAACTCCTAATGAACTTCTTCCTCAGGACAATAGCACTGCTTGGGCTCAGGTAAATCCTCAGGGCGCAGGAACTCTTAAGGACAAGAACTTTCTTCAGGCTGCCCATCACGTAGGTATTAATACTGTTGGACAGACCCAGAGAAACCCCAACTTACAGCTTAGAAGTGAGCCTCCAAACCCTCAGATCAAGGTTTCGCCATGGCTTCAGTCGACTATTGATCCTGATGTCAATAGAAAGCCTCTTGAAATTGGTGGATGCGCCTAAACTTTTTAAACGCTGGGCAGCAAAGCTGACCAGCTAAAAAATTTCCAAAAAACATAGACATATAAAGAATTTAATATAAAAGTTTCCAAAAAAAACACAGATATATAAAGGATATAATATAAATATTTTATAGAATATTTATATTTTTAATTAATATTTTATCAAGATTTTTTATCAAGATTTTTTATGTTTGTGTTTTTTATCCAAGGTTTTTAGTTCGGGTGCGAAGCATCCCGAACGCTTATCGGAGATCCGAAGGATTGACACCTTCTGGAAAAGCTTATTCCCAGAGAATTCAATAGCCATTTTAATATTGAAAGGAGTAAATCCTAATTTTTCCATTGGTAATCCTACTTTTTCTGCATTAACCTTTAGCTTTTGAAGATATTCATATGTATCATCAAAAATTGTTGTCTTATTTATCATTTTAAGGAGAGTAATCTTATCTTTTTTGGTAAGTTTGGGCTTATAAAACAACTTAAGAAATTTAGATCTTTCGGTTTTATCTACCTCATTACAGTATTTAATTATAATATAACTATTCTTTTTCTCATCAAAATCCTCACAAAATCCTTTTAATTTCCAATATTCTTTATCACAAAGATTTATATAATCATCACGAATCTGATAAAATAATCCAACATTCCCTAATATTTCACTATATTCATTATATTGTTTTTCCGTGATGTTTGATGATAAAACATTAAATATATCAATAATAACAGAAAATAACTTACCGGTTTTGTTTTTAACCATATAATTATATTCATCTATTGTTGGAATTATCTTTTTATATGTCCAATAAACATCCATTTGTTGTCCAACATTCATGAAATAAATAAGATCGACTAATGTATCTCCTAACGTATTATTAATTTTCATTTGGAGATGTTCAGGACTAAGTATGAATGAATGTTTATTCGATAATTCCGTAAAATCTACAGTATCATTAATTCGTCTTTTAAAATCTTTGATACGTTTAAAAATATAAAGACTTGATGCACCAATACTCATTGGTATTCCAAATTTCAAATGAGATGTTTTATTATTTCGTCTGAGGGTAGAACCATCTTGAATATCATCAATGACTAAACTGGCATTATGAAGATCATCAATAAAATCATAAGTGATTTCAATAAGAATAGCCGGAATATTAAATTTGTCACCAATATTATTAGTAAGAAGTTTTCTCATATTTTTTCCTGCAAGATTTTTATAATAAATAATAGGTTCTAATAATTTATCAATATTAGGTGGATGATCCTCGACAGGATAAGCTTGAGGTTTTATATATTTAATTATAATCTTAAGAAATATTCGTTTAAATAAATAAACTGCTGCTAAAACAACCACTAACAGAAGCAATAAAGTTTTCTTCATTAATTTTATTTTATATTTAATATATAATAAATAAACTATACTATTCATCGAATGAGACGATAAGTTAATGCTCCAAGGATAGCAACTACAATGATAATTAACAGGAAATTATTTTCAATAGCTCTTGTATCACTCTTAATGGCTTTATTATTTTCCAAACGGAAGAAAGGAATAAACGGAAATTTATATTGATTATATTCCCATTGAGAGTAGGTTGGGATGCCATATCGATTTTTGACAATTGCCGGAGGAATTGGTCGAGTTCCCATTTGAGGGGTACGATTAGGCATAAGTTGAGTATTGATATTTACATGTTCTACTTTATCTTGTCTGGTGAGTTCTCCCATATTAGAAGTTCTGGCTTGAAATGATCGTTGTCCTGCTCCTGTAATTGGTGTGGAACGAGGAGGAGTTGCCTGTCCGCCTGCCACACCACCGAAATGTTCTTTGAAATTTTGCATATCATTTTGTCGCTGTTGTTTAAGTTGATCCATGGGACTCAGGTTTCTAACGGGAGGAGGAGGTGCGGAAGAAGGATTAATGTTGGAAATTGGTTCTAGTTCTCTATCATAGCTTCGAGGAGTAAATTCTGGTTGAAGAGATGGTTTATTGAGATTTGGAGTTGGACGAGGCGCTTTTTGCTCTGCACTATATTGAAGTTGAGTAATATCAATTTGCTGATTAGATGGAAGGGCACGAGGAGTCAGCATTGGATTATAGTCGTTGGTATTAACATCTGTAAATGAATTATATGCAACAGACAAATCAGTCATATAATTAATAATGATATAAAAAATTTAGAAAAAGTAATCAGAAGTCATCGATCCAGTTAATTGTACAACTTTGTTCTGATGCGGCTCCACCCTGTAAATAAGCAACTGTGATAAATAAGATATCACCTGGCCTTAGAGATATGTTTATATTCGAATATCTATTTCCACTCTGGTATCAGAACCACTAATAGTAGAATAAATATTTGTTCCTTTTGTTTCATCTATCAATATAAGGCTTGATGGTGCATAATACTCAATTAAAGTATGTTCATCGACTTGAGACCAACTTACATCTCCTTTAATAGAACCATTCACAATAATGTTATATACAGCAGTTGCATATAAAGGCATTTTTGGAATTACTATCTCCTTCAAGACTAGTTTCACTTATTGTATGTGTTCCAGAAATATCCTGAAAAGCCCAGACAATACCGTTTGTCGATTTGAAATCATCACCTAATATAATTTGTGGCATTATATAATTTATTTACATAAAATTCCTGAACTCTTTAAATTTATTTTTTGCCACATTTGATGACATTTTTCAATTATTAAATGTGTATATTTCATATCTCTGTATTTTCCATTAAACGCAAATTGATTACGATTTTTTCCACGAACCGTTTTATAATTCTCAAACCAATGTTTAATTACACTGAGACATCCAGGCTTGAACTGTTCAACCGATTCTAAATCATCTATATTATCTGCATGCTGATCCATCACATTTATAGAAATAACTTTCCAATCAGCTTCTCCATCATCTATCAATGCCAAAATTCCGATAGGCTTTACCTTATATATAAAACCTGTCTGAGCTTGTGTATCACCTATATCTATAATGTCTAATGGATCATTATCACCATATTTAAGTGTTTCTTCACACAAAATATTCGGATCTTCCCATGTCCGCGGAATAGCACCATAGTTAAATAACATATCTCCATATTTATATTCCCTCGGTTGGCCACCGATTCTATCTTGCGTAATTGGATTATTACTTATTTTAGTCTCTATTTCAAACTTTTTACGTGTATAACGCGGTATTTCACATATCATATTAATTGTATTATCATCATTTTTGTATGGAATATCGTGCCAAGGAGATATACGATGTGTTTTTTTATAAAAATAAATATATGTTCTATCTTCTATCAATTCATGTTCAGTAAAAGTTTTTATATTAGGATAAAAACTAAATAACTTATTCATTTATTTTATAATTTATAAAATATTTTTTAAGTATATACATGACGAATGGTGAGGCTGTATGTGTTTTATGGAGTAAGCATGGAGTTAAAGGACATGTAAAATTCAAGGAAACCAAAAGAGGATTACGAATAAATATAAATGTAGTGGGATTGAAGCCAGGACCTCATGGATTTCATATTCACCGATCTGGAAATTTACTGAATGGTTGCACTAGTGTTTGTGACCATTTTAATCCTACTGGCTCTGTTCATGGCGGACGAACAGGTCGGAAAAGACATTTAGGTGATTTAGGAAATATAGTTGCAAATAATCTAGGTGAAGTTGTCAATCGGGTAATTTATGATAAATACTTACGTTTATTTGGAAAATATGGAATAGTCGGAAGAAGCATAGTTATACATGCATATCCGGATGATCTGGGAAAAGGTGGTTTAGATGATAAAGGACACGTTATTAACGAAAAAATACGAAAAGAAAGTCTTTTGACAGGAAATGCAGGAAAAAGATTAGCTTGTGGCGTTATTGGTATTAGTTAGTCTCATAGACGGATTTTCCGTATAACTATCGTGAAGAATTTCTTCATTTGTATCTAACATAAATTGAATTGTACGCATAAGGAAACTAGCACGTTCTATTCGATTGAGACGTTTATCTATTTCACCTTTATTAAATAAAAATGTACCTTTTTTTTTCATAAACTCATCTATATCATCAATTGCACGAATTTTCATTTGATGATATACATCGTCTTCACACGATTGTTCTATCCAATCATTATTTTTCCGTATATAAAGTTTATTTTCTTTGGAATTACGATAAATATTACGATTTTCCTTCTTTTTAATATATTTTAACTCTAAATATTTCTGTGGAATGGTGTTTGGGTTTGAAATTGCTTTGCAAAACTCTTCATCTGTAATATTTTTAAGACTTTCTTCTCCGAAATTGTTAAGTTGAAATGTAATATTCGTGTTATTTGTAATATTTTGAGTATTATTTGTAATATTTCCATTATTTATAGTATTATTTATAATATTTCCTGTATTTGCAGTGGCATTTTGCGTAATTACAACTGGTTTTGCATCATTTAATTCGTTTGTTTCATCATTTTGTGAAATATTCGGATTTTTCTTACAATTATGTGTCATGTGAGTCTTTAAAACGTATTTATTTGAATATTTATTTTCACAATATGGACACTGTACCTTTTTTTTTTCTTTTTTGAGTAGTTGTGTATTATTTTTAATTATTTTTTCTACATTATTTGAATGTTTTTTTGCAATATGTCGTGCTAATGTTTGTTTTCTAGTATATTTTGCATTACATTGTGGACATTCAAATGCCTTTTTCATACAAACCTCGGCTTTTTCGTGTTTTAATAATCCATATTTCCTAGTAAATTCCTTATGACAATTTTTACACTTAAAAGTCATTATATATAAATACTACACATTTTTTTAAGTTTTGCAACAAAAGTCCACAAAAATTAATATTTTCCAAAACATCGTTTAATGAACTATTTGATAGGAAAAACTGCTTTTTCCCCCTTACATGTGTTTAACGACGTATTTCACAAGTGTTTGCAACAAAAGTCCACAAAAATTAATATTTTCCAAAACTATGTTTAACAGTCTATTTCATAGATTACAAAAAATTTTGATGAAAAAATATTAACAAAAATATTTAAAAAAAGTGGACTTTTGTTGCAACGATTTTTCACTATAATTAATATCATTATACATTGGTTATATTTATTTTAACTCCTTCAATAAATTACCATTCCTTTATCAGCTTTTGTCCACATATTAATTTGTGGACTTTTGTTGCAACGAGTTGTTGCATTATTTATTAACATATTATATTGATATATTTATATATGAAAAAACAAAAATTTAACATAACAACAGCTTTTGTCCACTTTTTTTAATATTCTATTTTTCTAGAAAAAATTTTATAAATTTGTTTACTAGAAAAGAAGTACTACTTTCGAAATAGTACTCTTCTGTGTACACTAACTTTTTCCGGAAATTTTCGCAAGATTTTGAAATTTTTCATCTTGATATATTTTAATATGTAATAAATATTTTATTATCAATATTTTATGTTAAAATAAAAAGTAAAAGTAGTTGCAACAAAAGTCCACTTTTTTTAATATTTTTGAAATTTTGATCAAGGATGCGTTTTTTGTTGATAAAATTTATTTTATTTTTATATAATTAACCATTATATTATATTATAAATTCATTCAATATTTTTTGCAACAAATGTGTAAATTTTTTAATATTTTCAATTTTGGGTGCACCTGAATTTTTCGAGGATTTTGTCCAAAAAACTGCCTTTTTTCCACCTACCTATGTTTAACGGTCTATTTGATCGATTGGAAAATTGAAGATAGAGTTTATAAATTTGGGAAAAATGAAAGTTAGAGTTTATTGCTCACCAAACCCTGTTTAACGATCTATTTCATCGATTTCGGAATATTGAAAAAAACTGCCTTTTTTACCCTGTTTAACGGCCTATTTGATAGATTATGAGAAGTGTCAGAACAATAAATATATGTATATATTACATATGTTATCGATTAATAAAATGTTATATCTCTATCGTATTTGGATAAAATATAATAAAAACACAATTGTGGTAATTCCGTGGGAAGATGATTATATGCTTCTTTGTTTCCACGAACCATTTTTTGTATTGAAAAAAGATTTTATTATTATCAAAATGAATATATTATGATGGTCAAGGGCATTGTATTATTTGAAAAACTAGAAGATAATCGTATGTTCTATTATTTCATATTATGTAATAAACAAATAAATCGACCGGTTAGTTTTGATTTAATCAAGGAAATATATCAATTTTATGGTTTTTGTAAAATTGATATTAAAAATGAACAATATAGATTTAATAGATATATTAATAATTATCAATCTTTATTAATGTAATACTCTATAAATTTAAACAATAAATAATTAACAATAACACCTACAGTTACCACTTGCCATACAAAATTGGCATCAAACCACTTTTTATAATATGTATAAACCATGAAGGTTGTCGCACCAGCAAGGAAAAATAGAAGTGGCCATGAATATTCAACATCAATTACTGGTAAATAAGTAATAAGTTGAGAATAAATAAACATATAGATATATCCAATAATACTTGCTAATACACCAATATTAATTGCTTTTTGTAACATTTTATATCCTATAATGATATATTTTCTGAGTTTTATTTCCGAGCGCAAGCAAACAGTTCCTTAGGAACAGGCAAAGCCATTTTTGCAATACCATTTATTGACACCTGTAAATTCACAAATAAGATGAAGGGAGAAACCAACTAAAAACCAACATAGAGCATGTAAATGATATGGCATTGCAGGCCTAATGTATGCTAAATGATATACTATTTTGGATACAATAAATCCAACTACGATTGTTGCTACACCAACTATTATTGCTTCAACGAGAAGTTTCATCATATTTATAACATAAACAAATAAAAAAATATTGAGATAGAATATATGGAACAGATAGTTATATTTTTAACGGTTTTAGTAATTGTAGTTGTCATATTCCTTTTCTTCGAAAAACAAAGCAATGAAGTGGAAATGGTGACTTCTACAGTAGATGGAAATCAATATTTAGTTCAGAAAATGCCTGATAATAAACAAGCTGCTAATTTAATTGCTACTATTAAAAATAAACTCGTTAGATTAGTCAATCACTGTAAGCAAGAATATTCTACAAATGAAGACATCGGTCGCATGGCTCAGAAATTTAATCCTAATAATATTACTGAAGTTGGGAAAAATAGCAAATATACATCCTATTCAGTTAATAAAGGCGAAAAAATGGTATTGTGTCTTCGTTCAAGAGACGGACAAGACAAACTCATCGATGAAAACACACTTACTTTTGTAGCAATCCATGAATTAGCACATATTAAAACTAAATCTATTGGACATACTGACGAGTTTTGGCAAAATTTTAAATTTCTTTTGAAACAAGCTATTAAACTTGGTCTTTATGATAAAGTTGATTATTCCAAGTATCCAAAGCCTTATTGTGGAATTAAAGTAACTGATACTCCGCTTAACATGTGAATTTCCAAACTTCAATAATCTTTTTTTAACTTTTTTTTCTAATTATTTATTAGTAATGTCATGTAATTATAAATTAAATTTCCCCCTTTTCAAAATAGTTGAAATATCTTTTAAAGACAAAGAAAAGAATATTTATTACTTTGTTGGTTTAACCCAAAACAAAGATATTTCTGCTATTTTCAAAAAAATTGAGAATAAAAAGATAATTACTAAAAAAGAATTAGAATTACTTAAGAAAGCCTATCCAAATCATTATAAAAATATAGCATCTCTCCTTAAAAGCAAAGAGCAAGCAAAGTTCATATTTGATAAAATCAATATGACAAACACAATCAATGACATTAAAAATAAAATTACTGCACATTTCAGTAATGACCAAAAGAATAATTATATTCTTAAAGATGATCAATTGCTTTGGCTTAATGTTAAAGATAAGAAATATATATTAGGTAATTACTTTGAAAATTATGAAGTAGATCCAGAAAATGTATATAAAGAGAAAATCAAGGCAGACAAGAAGTTTATTTCCTTTATTGGTCATAAAAAGAAACTTAAATTGGAATCTAATTACAATATGACTTTGTATGATTATATGAAAGTAAGTGGGATTAAGACCAATAAGATTTATTTTCTCAATGCAAGGGAAATTTACAATTATTTAGTTCAAAAGAAACTTCTTACAAAGTCTATTTTTCAAGGTTGGTTCATGAAATATTTTCCTAGATTTAATCCTGATTTGCATGTAAAAGATATTAACAATGTTTTCAAAAATATTAGAGATTTCAATAATCTCAATAATTATGTCAATTACCTTTCTAATAATAATATTAATTATAAAAAAACATTTTCCAGCTGTAAGATTCAAAATATGAAAATAAATACCAATATTCGAATGATAAAAGATAAATATGCGAGTGAAAATCTCAGGATTAATTTGACTAATATTTTCAATTATATCAGATATAACGGAATGTTATCAGAGAAACTTCCATTCATGAAATATAAAAATCCAAAATTAGACGATCCTATTCCAGAGGCATGGTCAGGCATCAAAGAAATTATTGATAAAGATAAGTTGAAAGCCTGGGTTGGTTTAAAGAGAAAAGATAGAGCATATACATTCAAACAAATTTCCAATAATCTACAAATTAAAAAGCTTTATAAAATTGTTGATGGACATCATATTTATTACACTATCATTATTTGGGATAATTCACATATCAATCTCAATATCAGTTTCAGAGAGTCCCAAGCAGGAGATTTCTATGATATTGCTAGTATATTGAATGATTGTGCAACTTTTATTAATATGCTTAATGCAAATGTAAAAGGACTATGTATGACTAAAAATATCGAGAAATTCAAGATTATATCTCCTTCTATTAAAATTTCCGATAACGAAGTCAATTTGAGCAAATATACAACTATTGATTATTTCAACTCAGTGACTTTCTTTGCAAATGAAGGTAAAATTAATTTTAAAGATCTTAAGAAATATACATCCAATTTCATGGATTTTATTATATTAAAAGATATTTCAAGGGATTTAGCTAATAGTTTAATGCTTAAATATAAAAAAGTGAGTAATTTTGCTAATATGAATTTAATTCTTTCTTCAATTGATGAAAAGAAAAAAGAAAATATACCAGATAGTGTTGTATTACAGGAAATTTCAATGGAATATAACATTCCTACTCAAAAAGCAGTTGAATATTTGAAAGAATGGAAATATAAATATGGGATCAGTACTACAAAGAGTCAAATTAGTTATAATAATGGTGTAAGTCTTCAGTTCTTTAATAATAAATTCTTTATTAATGGTATTAAAAACGTTCAACAACTTGTTGATATTACAAAGTTTTCCAAAATGTTTATTTACACATATATGTTCCTAGATGAATTTAAGAAAATCGCGGATTTCAAAGATCAGATTATTGATAAGAAATTCAAGAAAGTTAATGAAGAAAACCTTGATAAGGAATTATATGATGATATGTCTGATGATGATTTAGATTATGATGAATATCTAAAGAATATTAATGAATCTCAAGCAGAGTTGGAGTTAGATGATGAAGAAGTAGTTAATTTTGATGATAAAGATGAAGATGAGAATAATGATGAAGTATTCGAAGATACTCATAAATTGCTTGCGAATGACGATGATATTGAGCCAACATTGACAATTGAAGTAACATGTACTGTGAGTAAACCAGATGCAGAATTAGATACTTGTGACGATTTATGTGAAGATAATAAATATTTACTTCGTAGGCTTCAGAAATATGCCAATAAACTGTTTAGATATGCAATTGATAAAAAAGATGGTAAATTTAAACAATATTCTCGTGCATGTCAGCAAAAAGATCAACCACTTGTTCTTGATTATGATCCAATGAAATCAAAGAATATTGATACTGATTCTATTGCAGGTGTGTTAAAATATAATATTCCTGGAGAAAGGGAACTTTATTATATTTGTCCAGATGCGTTTTGTCCCAGTTGTGAAAAAGTAATTAGCCGGCAACAGCTCAAAGACAAAGGAATCAAAATTGTGGAAAAAGAAGGTGTTAATGGTAAATGTACCGTTGCAGAATGCCCATATTCCCGAAAAGATGATGCTCATTTAATTTATGTATTTTCAGAAAAACATAAATACCCTGGCTTCAGTACAAATAAACACCCAGATGGTTACTGTCTTCCATGTTGTTTTACTAAGGACCATAGTGATCCGTCGTCCAGTAGACATAAAGCCTTCTTGGAATGTTTGGGAACAAATATTGATCATAACGATAATGATGATCAGAAATCCTATGTTCTGGGTATGAATGTATTACCTATTCCGGCGAATAGATATGGTCTTTGTTATCCATCTGTTTCGGCTATATTGGGTTCGTATTGTGAAAGGGGTCGTTTGGAAAATAAGAGGTGTTATGTTAGAAAAGGTGTTAAACAAGATATTAAACAGTCATTTTTGTATTGTATTGCTGATTTGATTTCTACTGATAAAGAAAAACCCATATCTATTAAGGCTTTGAAAAAGAGTTTGGCAAAGAAATGCACTCCTAAGATTTTCAGAAGTTTGAATAATGGTGTATTAGAATATCGATTTGGAAATTTGGAAACTTATAAAAAATATTTGCTCTCCGAAACAGAATTCATTAATCATGAATATCTCTGGGATTATTTACAAAGACCTAATATACTGTTTGATACAGGATGTAATATTGTAATATTCAATTTGAATACGCTTTTGTGTCCTTATAAGGAATTTGTTAATACTTTCTATGATATGGATAAACCAACTGTGTTAATAACACTTACCAGACATTATTATGAACCAATTTATTATATTTATCAGGAACAAGACAATATTCATCAAAAATGGATATTCCAAACAAATAATAAAATAATTGGAAATATAATGGATTTACTTATGGAAGATTGCAGATATTATTATGATATTTATTGGAGAAGAGTATTAGTTGATAATTTAAGAAAATATAAAATTAATAATGATGAAAAGGATAAATCGGAAATGACTCTTTCTCATTTGGAAAATGAATTACAAACAGGTGATGTCAAAATTAAAGAACAAATCATGTATCCAATTAATAAAATTAAAGCTGTGTTTTTAACAAATGGACTTTATGTTCCCGTGGCAAGTAGAGGATATAGTACTAAATACGATGATATTGAATATGACGATAGTTCCATTAAATATTTAGATTATAAAACTACAGTGAAATATTATGATCAAATGCATGATAAATTAGGATTTAAAGTTATATATAAAATTCTGAATCATAGTGGAAAAGTAATTGGTGTCATTTTGGATTGCGATAGATTTGTACCGGTTCATGATAGTCCTATGGTGAAAGATAATATACCTGTTAAAAATATTTCTTATTTCTCTGATGCAAATCGTAATATTTATAATAATGTGAGTCGTATCAATAATAGAATATCATTTATGGCTAAATATAATTATCAGACAGAATCATTTGAGCGATTAAAATTCGAAATAGCAAACTATATTAATGTTAAGAAGAATAAAAAATACAAAAAAGAATTAAAAGCAATTATTAAGAGTGATGATTTAATTAAAGATAAGAGAAAGAAGGTAGGTAAGATTCTAGAGGAATTATTTGCGAAATTGGTTGTATTCAAAAGTGTTCAATTTAATATTGAAGAATATGTAAAACCGAATATTCGAGAAGTTTGTTTTAAAAAGCATTCATGTGATGATGATTTTCATTGTGTTAAAACCGGAGGAAAATGCAAATTAATAATTAATACAAGTGATTTCGTAAAAGGTAAAAATAATAAAAAGAATTTCTTATCGAGATTAACTGATTTCTTGGTTAATAATAAAGATAGAATTTACGTGCTTAACAACGAGATGGATAATATTATTGATGAAACCAAGATAGATCCTGTTCAGGGGCAATTGTTATTTAAATATTCTAATGCTGCTAATTTAAATAAACTTGTTGATGAATATTATAAAGAGAAGGAGGATATTGTTATTAAGAAAAATAAATTGTTGGATGGAACAGAAACTCATCAAATTGGTTTCAATAAAGATAAATATGTTAAGATAGACAAGACCAATGTAAATGTGGATGAAGTTTCTCTTCCACCGCTATGGAAGGATTATTTACCTGATTTTAATATTCAGGTAAGAAAGGAAATTGGACAGATGGATAAATCAATATTTGGCTGTATTAAATATGTGTTGATATTCTTAAATAAATATGATAAGGAATATTTTACTGATATGAGTGTGGACATAACCAATGATGATTTTAATATTGGAAGTATCAAGGAAATATATATGAATTATTTGAATTCATTGACTTTGGAAAGTTTGAAAATATATGATACTAATCATAAATGTAAAACAGTTGGAGCGTTCATTAAAAAACAATATCATAATAATTGTGCGAGAATTTTCAAGATTTATAAATCATATGATGCTATTTTGCATAAGATTGATGATCAATTATATATGGGTTGCATTGTGGATGTGAGATTTTTAGCTAATATTTTCCATTTGAATTTTGTTTGTTTATACAAGAGAAGAAGTAAAAAGAGAGGAAGTGCCAATTTTAACTTGATTAAGCCTCATAAGAAGAGTATGTATTACGCTATATTGATTGTGTCTAAAGATGGACCGCAAAATGTATATGAATTAGTGACGTCTCGTATGGAAAAGATTTATAAATACTGTTTCTTGATTGATGATTTACCGGTTGTATTCCGCAATTTGATATTTGATAGGAAAAATAAGGGGGGAAACGAAGGAGAAAATGCTAATAATGAATCTAATTGAATATTATAAAGAAAGCCTGTTTGATCACACGCTTTCGTCGTCAGAGTTGAAGCCAGCAAAGAATTCGCCAAACGCTGCCATTGCATCAGCTGCACTGGCCATCTCGTCGAGAGCAGCACCCGCTACTCGGCCTGTCTCAAGCGTAGCAGCAATTGCTTCCTCAACAAGTTTCGCAGCGCCATGTGTCACCATGTAGCCGAGACCGTCTGGATCTTTTTTCAGACCAGCTGTGGTGACAGATGACGCCACCGAGCCAGCCGTTGATGCTGCTGAGCTGGCCGTTGACGCAGTGCGTTGCTGTACTCGCTCGATCAAGGCCTGTGCCTCCGCCTCCAGCTCCTCAGCTCGTTTTATCAGCAGAGCTGCTCTATTGCCTTTTCCAGCACGACTCGCCTTTTGGGCTTTGCCGCGCTTCTCCTGTGCCTTTTGCTGTTTGCGGAGTGCGCGACGATGGTTAATTTCGCTTTTTTTTTGGGGAGTATCGGCAAAAACCCGCGCGAAAAATGCTTCCACACCCATCATCGGCTTGACACCTGTTCCGGGGTCTGGCTTTTTCTTAACGAATACCCAGTCGTCGTCGCTACCGTCGCTGCCGCTCATCATGATGTTGTCACGGGCGATTTATTAAATAATTATAAAAAATAATTATAAAAAAAATCAGGGAATTTTAAGTATCAGTTTTTATATTTTATGACGACAATAAGGACATGCTGTTATTTTACTACTTTTACTCCAGTTTAATGCACATTCATAATGAATAAAATGACCACATGGAAATTTCATACAATCCGCCTCTTTTAAACCATTCATACAAATACAACAATCATCATCTAATGAACATTTTACCTTAATGTCTTTGAATTTTATTTTACCAGTTTTATTAAAATCATTCTTGATGAATTTTAATAACTTATAACGTTTTCCAGATTTAATATTCTTATCAAACAATTTAGCCTTAATATTCTCTATATATTGTATTTTATATCCAATATTCATTTCAATTAGGTTATGCATATTGTTGTTAAGAATAACGTTTGGACAACGTCTCTTAGTATCTTTCAAGCATTTATTCAATAATTCCTTATTATTGGAAATACCAAGTTTTTCTAAATATGATTTATCAATATCATTGCATTTATTGACTAAACGTTTCCTTTTAGTCTTTAAATTAGTCATTACATTATCCGATGTAAAATATACTTCGTTTCTAAGTAAGTCATTATGTTCCACAAAGATATATGAGACATTATCTTTTCTAATTGCAAAATATGTATCATATGTATCAAGCTCATAGCTGGATTTCAGGAATGTTTTAATTTTATTAATATTATTTACTACAAAATATACATTATCCTTAGTTAAAGGAGAATTATTCAATTTAAATATTTTACCATCGTATTGAGTAAGTTTATCCAAGAGTTTATTCATGTTTTAGTTTTTAATATGTTGGATAATATACTAGAAATATTAATTCATTTTTTCTGCAAAGCGGAAAAAGTGCACGAGGAGCAGAGCGACGATGTTCATTTTTTATGTGAAACATAAAAAGTGCATGAGAAACGACGATGTTCATTTTTTATGTGAAACATAAAAAGTGCACGAAGAATTGAAGTTCATTTTTTCTGCAAAGCGGAAAAAGTGCACGAGGAGCAGAGCGACGATGTTCATTTTTATTTCTTTGAAATAAAAAGTGCATAAAATTCAAATTATAAGGAAGGTAAAAACCTTCTAATTACTCGTCACCACCCGTAGGCGGTGTCGGTTGTTGGCGGCGACGGCGGCCACGCGCCTGCAGTTTTTCGTACGTCTTGTTCGTCGTTAAAACCAATTTTGCCACGGGGGAGAGTTGCTCCGGCATCTGGAGATCGTCGTCATCGCCGCCACCACCGCCGCCACCGCCGCCACCACCACCGCCACCATCGTCGTCATCGCCGCCGCCACCGCCGCGCGGGGTAGAGTGGCGCGTAGAGCGTTCTGGGACCAGTGGCTTCGCGGAGCCAGTAGTATCGTCGCTGTCGTCGTCGCTGTCGTCGTCGCTGTCGCTGTCGTCACCATAAGGCAAGGAGGACTTCGCGCCACCACCACCGCCACCACCGTCGTCGTTGACGACGACAAAGCCGTCATCGTCATCGCCACTGCCGACAAAGTCGTCGTCTTCTTCGCACTCGACCATGGTCCCGTCCTCCTTAAGGAGCTTGAGGACCATGGCGTTCAGGCGGTCGCGCTCAGTTTTGAGCTTCGTCAGTTTCTCCAAAACCACCGCGAGAGCGGTTTTGGCGGAGGCGGCATTAGTTTTAGCCTTGGCCTCCTGTTGTTGGCTATTCTGTGATTTGCGCAGCAACGCCCTCATAGTGTTGCTGAGCTGATAAATGGCCATGGAGGTCACCCCTGAAGCACCATTCTCAGTTGCCTTGTTGAGAGCTGCCCTAGCATTTTCGAGGTTGGCTTGGTCGGTAGCGGCATTTAGTGTCGCATTGTGCGACTTTTCAGCGGTTGTGTTCGCTTTTGCAAATAAGCGATCCATCTCCTCGGTACATTTTTCGACATCTTTGTCGAGCTTGCGCAACCCGCGCATCCCCTGGACAGCAGGGTTCGACTTGTCGGACCCCTGGTACTTAAACCATTTCAAGCGGGGAGCCTGTGCAGCCGCATGTGAGGTGTGGCCGAAGCCCTTGTCGTACTCGGCTTCACGGTCGGACATGGTGCTGTGAGTGGGAGTGCGTGTGTTTTGTTAAAACTATATAAAATAAAATCGAAAAAAAAAATAAGTATCAGTTTTATTTTGAAGATATAAAACGATGATAGTTCAAAGAACGTTGTTTGAATAAAAATCATGTTAATATACTTGTATAATTTTATAATTAAGATGACATATTATTAGTCATCCTAGTATTTGCCCATCTGCTTGCACGATCGATTCAAGTATGGATAAATTCTTATCCGGTAGCGCCTCCGCACGTAAGAGTCGCACAGTGGTAGTGCGTCAGAGTAGCATGGTGATGGTATGCCGGAGCAATGTGGTGTGTCGGGGTAGTCAGGAGGTGTCCACCATGGCGCTGATGCACCTGGGTAGTTCGCTGGGTCCGGTTTCTTTGGCGGTCCATTGATTGGCATGGCTTCTGTTGCGTAAGCAAATCCAAGTGAGAACCAAGTTTGTTAATATTATATAAAATAAAATCGAAAAAAAAATAAGTATCAGTTTTATTTTTTGCTTTGCAGAAAAACAATGCTAGTCCAAAAAGCGTTGTTTGAATAAAAATCTTTGATTTTTTATGAAGCAAAAAAAAGTGTGTGGCTACATGACTAACTATTGGTTCTAGAAAATGATGCTTTTTTAGTTTGATTTCATAAATTAATATTTTTAGTAAATATATATAAATGCTTGCGTTACTTAACAAACCCCAAATAGAGCAATTAACGGATAAATGGTATGAAACACGTCATAATCTAATAACAGCATCTGAATGTGGGTCCGCTTTGGAGGCAAATCCTTTTCAGAAAAAAATAGATTTATTAAAGAAAAAATGTAAGCCCATACAAACAGATTTAAACGATAATCCAGCTACTTATTGGGGTAAAAAATATGAACATGTAGCCTTTGAATTTTATGAAAAATTAAATTCCATAGAATGTTTTAATTTAGGACTTCTCATTCACGATAAATATAAATGGCTTGGAGCAAGTCCAGACGGGATAACAGAAGATGGTAGGCTGATGGAAATTAAATGTTTATATAATAGAGAATTAACATCTAAAATTCCCTATTATTATTGGATTCAAACTCAAATTCAAATGGAAGTGTGCAATATCGATGAATGTGATTTTATTCAAGTAGTTTTCCGAGAACATAAGAACGAAAAGGAAATGATGGAATTCAAAAAAAAAAATCATTGGGAAGTCAGTGGAAAAAATACTTATCAAAATGTCGATTTTTATTGGACAATTGATGAATATAATATAAAAACCATTAAACGTGATAAAGAATGGTTTAAGAACAATAAACCCTTTTTGCATAAGTTTCATAAAGATATTATGTATTATCGAAAACACCCTAATCAATTATTCAAACAAAAACGTAAAAAATCAGGTGATAATAATACCATAACTAAAAGACCTCGTTCAAATAGCGATTATATTGATCATAATTGGCAAGAATGGACGGCTGCATCCGATATACGCAACTGTATGTCTGGAAATGAACTCATTGATTGGCTTAATTTATATGGCGCAAAACATGGATATCATCAAGATGTCAAGGATAATAGATATAATTTCAATAATTACATTAAAAACAAGGGTATTGAATTCGAAAATACCGTATTAGCTCATCTTGAGAAAAAATTTGGCAATCATGTTGTAAAAATAGCGAATTCATATGAGGGTTATTCCTTGGAAAAATTTAATAAAACCAAAGAGGCCATGAAAGCAGGTATTCCAATCATTTATAGCGGAATTCTTCATAATCAACATAATAAGACATATGGAATACCCGATTTGATTGTAAGATCTGATTATGTCAATAAATTAATTAAACGTGATATATATCCATCTAAATACGCAAAAAGATCCTGCAAATTCTCGAGTGATTGGCATTATGTTATTATTGAAATCAAATATCATACCCTGAATTTGCATTGTGACATTAACAAAGATACGCCAAAATATTTAATTCAAAATAATACTATTAAAAATAATGAATCATTATTGACGTATAAAGGTCAAATATACATATATAATCATGCATTGGCTGTAATTCAGGATTATAAACCAGTGGCATCGTTCATTTTAGGTAGGGCCGTTCGTAAAAAAAATAAGAAATATAATTGTTTTTATTTGATGGGAGCCATTGATTATAAGGATTATGATAGGGATATTGGTGAAAAAGTACGAAAAGCCCTTAAATTACATAAAAAGATTAAATATCGTGAATCTGAGCTGAAAATAGAGGATTTCCCTGTTAATATGAAGGCTAAAAATTTCGATAATTGGAAAGGTGCTATCAAGAAAATTGCTCAGGAGCGTAATGATATTTCAATGATATGGAATATATCCAAGGAAGAACTAGAAACATTACGATGTAATAATATCAATTCGTATTACGACATAGATTTTGCATATATTGATAAGAATGTGAAAACAACCGGCACTATCGCCCAAATTATCAAGCAAAACACTGTGTCTAATAAACAATATTGTCCAAAACGCTATTATAATATACTTTTACCAGATGAATTGGCTCTTAAAAAGAGTAAATATGAGTTATTTATTGATTTTGAAACGGTTAATGAAACAAATCGGGTATTGGGTGACGAAGAATTACCTGAAAATGACGCTAGTATGATTTATATGATTGGTATCATTATTAAAAAAGGACAGAATTGTAAATATATTAACTTAACAGTTAATAGACTTACTTATTTCGAAGAACGTAAGATATTGCTTGAATTACGTGATATATTGAATACTCATGGGGGTATAGTATATCATTGGTCAAATGCAGAGGTATATTTGTTGAAAAATGCATGTCAAAGACATAATTTAGTCATTCCAATGAATAATTATGATTTATTAAAGCTTTATAAGGAAATTCCATTTACGGTCAAAGGATGTTTTAATTTTGGACTCAAAGATATATCCAAGGCTATGTATGATCAAGGATTAATTAAGACTAAATATGAGGACAGTACCTTGAATGGTTTGGATGCAATGTTAGTAGCGTTAATAGCTGAAAAACAATGTCAAGAGAATAAAATAGAAGGAATTAAGGATATGAAAAAAATGGACGATATCATAAAATATAATTTCGTTGATTGTAGATTATTATTGGATTTATTAGATTTTATGAGAAATAAGATAATATTATAAAATTTTGGGCTTAATATTCAATTGGTCGCCGACCAATCCACCGCACCCATGTTCCTAGAAAGCGATGAATATATCTGCCATTCTTTTTTTCTTTGGCATATCGCATGTTTTTGTTGCTGTCTATGAGCGAAAGCATCGAAAAACCGACGATATCGTTGTAATTCCGTTTATCATAGCCGACAACGATCAGCATCGAGCAGGGACCGGTGAGTTGGTAACCGCTCAAAAAGGAAAGATCTGGACGGTTTGTGGATTTGACCTCGATTACGAAGAGAAATTCCCTATCGTGCAACCGCAATCGCAGCACAATGTCAGCACAGGGCCCATCGTTGGTCTCGCATAGGCCCATAATTACTACGTCTTTTCCGAAAATGCGTTTGATGCGCTGATACGTCTTTCGGACCAGCATATGGCCGCATCCAGCCTTTTCTCCACCGACAAAACGCTTGGACAAAGCGTGTTCAACACATTTTCCAGCGCGACACTCGTCAATAGGTAGATCACCCATGTCTTCGATTAGTGGTCTGCTGAAACTGTATTGTAGACTCCATGTGAAAAGAACGAGTTTTTGCGAGGTGTCGTGCCATGGATTTTTGATGAATTCTTCGAAGTCGAGCAAGTATTTCCGATAATACGGATTGTTTTGCAAATGCAAGTCACAACCGAGGAGACGGCGACATTCCCCCCGACAAAAATTGGCTTCTTTGAGTGTGGGCTCTTTGACGATTGTCCATGGAAGAGTGGCTGGGGCGTGGGAGTTGTTTGTGTTGATTCCCATGGTTTTTTATAATAATTATAAATTGATAGATCTAAAAAATATTTTTGTCAGTTTTTATTAAAAAATTGTACAAGGTACGAAGTTCAGTTTTTTATTTATAAAAAGTGAGTGAAGAAAAAATAATATCGTTGTGTTTTTAAATTGCGTACCAGTCTGCCCGACAATTTGGACATTTATGACCATACTTTTCACAATCAATAACGCATTTACGATGCATATATCTCTCACAACAATGTACTCGAAAACATTCCTTTGAATTAAGCTTTTCCAAACAAATAAGACAATTATCATCTGAACATACGTCACCCGCAGGTACAATCAACGAATTAAGATCAAACGAATTATTCTTTTTAAAATCGTCATTAATAATATCTAGCAATGTTTCTCTCTTTTTCTTAGAAATAATTGCATTGAATACATTATTAATGAAATGTTCAATACGAACTTTATATTCACATTTGTTGGTGAATTTACATCTTATTAGATAATCCACATATTTTGGCATCAAAAATTGAACATTACATTTACCATCACTAAAATAACAATCAATATCCCTCAAACAAATATCCAAAAATTCTTCATTATTAGAAGGATGTTCTTCAAGTTTTTCTAGACAATTTTCCTTAAAATCATCCAAAGGATTAATTAATGAACACTTTCTTGTTGAGATATTCATTTTAATATTAGTAATTGTGAAATATACATCGTTATTTATATTTTTATTAAATACATTAAAATATACTGAAATATGCTTGTTTTTCGACATTTTTTCTCTATTTTTGAATTGAAAGATAACACAATTATCTTTGATTGTATGGTTCAAAATATCTAGGTCACAATTTGTACAGAAAATTTCTTTAATATCATCAACACTATCTACACCTGTACATGCAATAATATATTTCGATACATCTTGGTTAGTTCTGAAGTTGAGAAAAGATCCATTATGAATATATCCCTTTACTCCAGCATTGTTGAGGATTCCCGACAAAAAAGTCAGGTTCTTATCGGCTTTTTCGAAGTATTTAGCTGCAGACATTTTTTTACTCAATTAATTAAATATAATTATATCGCATTTTTAATTTCATTTTTTTTATATAATTATAATTTATATAAAATGTTTAGACCCATAAATTCTAGAGAAAAAGAAAGACATCAATATAACGTTCCCAGAAGCATGCCTTCAACGATGCCATATCCAATTGTCAAAAATCATGATTTATATTCATTCGATAAAGGAGCAATCGATAGACAAGCACAACTCACCCGCCAGAAAAATAGAGAATCATCTTTTAATAGACAAAATCCAAGAACTATGCAATTCCCAGTCCAACAAAATCAACAAAGATTTATAGATAGAAATGCTTTTCAAAAACCACTCAGTAACCAAGAAAGGCTATTAAATAAGGAACCAGTACAAAAATTCAAATATAAGAATAATAACCTTAATTATAGATTCCAGAATTATCACAGTTTTAATAATTCTGAAGATGTTAATAAGTTTTTAGATAGACAGCCCGTAAATTCCAGAATGGATTTATACGAAACTCAGAGAGCCGACGATAATGATGAATTCAAAAAAGTTCAAGGTGGTGTTTTCAAAACTATTACCTCGCAACAACGTCCCAAACAATCAAGAGAACAAAAAAAAGTTATTAGACCTCAATATATACCCAATACACGAAACATGGGTATTCCTAAAACAGCTTTATAAATCACTCTTTATTTTCTTTATACATACCTTCACATAATAATACATGTTTAATATTATTATTGAATATTTCCACTTCCTGATTACCAGATACCCAAATTTTAATAATACAATATATTTGTTTGGGCTTAATCGAAATACCATTCACATATTGTGCATCAGATTCCTTAATCGTCAGTTTATTTGTTATCATTAAATAACATAGATTTAACATAACGGAAGTAGCATGACTCCGGTTTATTTTCCACATCCATACTCCACCATCTTTATTGGCCGGATCTTCATATATCGGTTTAATATCGTCTTTCATAAAGAAAAACATTCCATGTACAAGGGTTTTAATCCTTTTGAATGTATAGAGAAAATCATCCTTATTCCGAACAGTACAAATATTTTTATAACTGTTAATCCCCCATTTATTATCATTTATTTTATGAAACCAAAGATTATAATAATTATTAAAATCCATTATTTATTTATTATTAAGAATTTTTTTAAGCCTTTAATATTTACATAGTTTTAATATCTCTGAATCGTGGTAATTATCCGCTTTATTATAATTTGCCTTTTTTAAAGTGATATTTCGGGGTTTATATATGTTTTGTCTGCATAATGGACATTGAAAATCTTTTTCTTGATAATATTCTGGATTTTCTTGATTTTCAGAAAATTTTTTTAACCATAATTTCATACAATCCTTATGAAATGAATGGCCACATTTCACATTCCATAAATCATATGGCTTTACATCTTCACAACAATGAAAACATTCTATGGTATTATCCGAAGTCATATTAATGGGTTTGTGTGCATCACAACAATAATAATATTGACCTTCCTTTAATTTTTTACGACATCTTTTTTTATTTTTGTTTAATCCTAAACAACGCTTGACAGTACTCATTTTACGATATATTATATTTGATATATTTTTAAGTTATTTTTATCCTTATCACGGTGGTTAAAGAAGATTATATAATTTTTGTTTATTGGCTGCGTTATGGTGAAAAATCCTTTATAAAGAATAATTTTACAAAAAATATATGTTTAAATATATTTAAACATAGGTTCAAAACTCAAATATTGTAATAAGGTTAAATTTCATTTTATTAGTACTTAAAATCAATTCATATTTAATATACAGATGAATTATAACTATCAAATTAAAATGCCTTCTACCAATAAAAAAGAAGTTGTGTGTATTAATTGTGGTAAAAAAGGCCATATATACAAAAAATGTCGTTTCCCCATTATGAGTTATGGTATTATTTGTATTCAATTTCCCATTAATATCAATAAATGTATGGAATATTGCTCTGGAAAAAGAGACGAAAAATTCGCAAGAATGCAAGAAAAATTAAAACACGTTAATGAAAAATTTATTGATAGACATTTAAAATACTTGATGATTCAAAGAAGAAATAGTCTTTCTATAATCGAGTTTATCAGAGGAAAATATAAAATAGACGATATAGAATATCTTAATGATACTTTTTATTTAATTCCAAATAATGAAAAAGAAGATTTATTAACAAAAACATTTGATGAAGTATGGAAGACTATTTGGAATAATTCTGCTGATAATCATGTTTTTATGTCGGAATATAAAGAATCCAAGGAGAAATATGATATATTAAAAGCTGGAACGGAAATTGATGTATATAATTTAAAAATCAAAATGAGTTTGGATAGTTTAATTGAAAATAACAGATCTCGATATGATGATCAAGAATGGGGATTTCCAAAGGGGCGGCGGAATCTAAACGAAACTGATATTGAAGCTGCGTTTAGAGAATTTGAAGAGGAAACCAATATAAAAAAAGGGACGGTGGATCAAATGAATATTCATCCGTTTAATGAGCTTTTTATGGGATCAAATAAGACGAGATATAAACATAAATATTATATGGGTCAAATTAGGAAGAAAATCAAACTGGAAATTTCCAGTGATAATAATGAAGTACGTAATATCCAATGGTTTACAGCCGAACAATCATTCCGAAAAATAAGAGATTATAATTTTGAGAAGCGCTTAATGATTAAAAATGTTCATTATCTTCTTAAAAATATGATATTGGCAATAAAAGATAAATTACTTTTTTTATAGTTTCTAGATCAATGTCTAGTCATTATAATAGATTTTTTTTTGTAATACCATATTTATCTGTTTGTTGAGATAAATTGACTTTTAAAATTGATTAATCTACTTGCTTGATATCTAAAAAACGTGGTTCGAGGATTAGATCGCAAATATGAATCTATTATTCCTTGTGAAATACCAATTGGTCTCCTTTTGGATTTAACAATATTTACCTGCCTCAAATTGTAGCCTTTGAGAAATTTTTTTGTGAAAATATTTTTATCAATATCATAAACAGTTATTTCATAAGCTTGTCTTAATTGCTCAAGTTGAGATCTATTGACTTTTTTACACTTTACACTAAATTTGATATTAGTATTTTCATAAATAATTTTGATGACCTGATCTGTATCTTCTGTTTTAAGTTTAACCATTTCTGGATGTTTATACACTTTCCATATATTATATGACAACTTATTTGTTATAAGAAAATTATATCTATTCTTGAAATCAAGATATTTAATTATTTCGTATATTATATCTTTGTTCATAATCAAATATATAATATTATTTTAGCTTTAAGTATCATTTGGATTACTTAAAGAAATATTATATATTATGAAAATATATGACAATTCGTAAAAAAAGAATGAAAAAGAGAAAAAATAAGCAAAAAAGAAAACATTCCAATAATAGATTTGCTATTTGTGCTCGCGGAGCAGGACATATTTCGAGATGCTATGTTTGCTTACGAAAAGCTGGAAAAACCCGTCTTCAACAGCAAATTAGAGATAATAAAGGTAATTTAATTGAATATTATCAAGAGCATGATGGTAAAAATTGGTCTTAAATATGAACTTAACCTTATCACGGTGGTTGAGTTTTTGACCTATGTTTAAATATATTTAAACATAGATTTTTTATAAAATTATCCTTTATAAAGCACCACGACATAATTAAAGATATATACAAGTATTCATATTAAAATATGGAAGAATATTTAACTGAATTGCAACATTTTAATGATGAATCTAGATATTTCGAAGGTCGAAAATTATTAAGTAAAATAAAAAAAGATAGACAAGATATATTTCATAATTTACAATTCATTGCACGAGTTTTAGATATGAAGTCATTGCAACCACACAATATGTATTATTTTTATGATTATCCTGATAATGTTTTATTAGAAATAATTAAAATCAATCCACAACTTATAAATACAATTTTCAAGAATGACTATGATAATCCATTTTTTATATTAAAATTAATGGATGATGAATTGGGGGAGAAAGTTTATTTTATTGAGCGAGCATTGAAAATTGGAAGTGATGTATGTGAATATATTGATGAAGAATTATTGAAAAATCCAAATTTTGTTTTGAGAATGGCTCGAATAAATAAAGATATTATTTCATATGCTGATGATGAATTATTTACTCGACAAACATTTGTTTTGGGAGCAATGCAAATTGATATTGAATTAACATTGGAAAAAGCAGATATATGGTTATACACAGATCCAGAATTTATAAAAAAAGGATTGGAAATTAACAAAGAAGTTTTTTCCAAGAGATGTGAAGAATTATGTATTGATTATGAAGACTCGCTTGAACCATCTTGATTCAGATAATCCATGATTTTCTTATGTTCAGCAATACATTCAGCTTTATTCATAGCATTGTAAAAATCATATTTCAAAAATCTAAATTTATCTTTGAGTTGTTTTTCAGTGAGATCTGGATGCTGTTCTTTTAGATCCTCCACGAAGATAGATAACATATTTGTTTTTTTAATACCATGTGCACTTGCTTTCATATTATAATAATCTCTGTATGTTGCACCGTTGAACAATATTCGTTTATATATAATATTTTTGTTTTTCTCAAATTCGACCAAATCCTCCTTATGTATGTTGAATATTCGAATAAGACCTAATGGAATATTTGTTATTTCTCTTTTGATAATTCCAAATAAAAACAATTGTTTACAATGAATATTCCATCCATGTAAATAATTATAATCATCATCATTTGTCATTATATAATTTACACGGTTTGACCAAAACTGCTTAATACATGATGGTTTAACATTATACTTTTCAAATATACAAGTATAACAACTACTGATTATGGAATAATTCATTATATTTGTTCTGTTTTGTGATGTGTTAAAACCCATGCTTATATTTGAATCAGATAAGAAATATGGGTCTTTTTTTACAAACCAATCGACATATTCATGCACCAATGATTTATGCTTGAGCATAAATGTATAAAATGGAAATCCATTTGTCCAATCAATTATAAAATTATCATCAAACCATTGAAGCAATTCGGGAGATTGTGTATATTTATATGGTATAAAACTAAATGTAGGAGTGATTTTTCGAAGATCTTTTTTCAAATAGTTTTTTTCATATAATGTTTTAATTAACTCAAAAATCCGTGTAGTAGTGGAAGTATTTCCATACCATAAAAAATATGTATGAAATATTAAATATGTAAATGTTTGTCGAGTATCGTCATTCAAATTAGAATCGGCATATGAATCAAATAACCAAAGAATTTTTGGTAATTCTTTATCATATTGTTTTTGAGAATTATAATGTTTTTTTATAATGATTTCAATTAAATTTCTATAATCTTCTTTATTCAAATAATGACCATTATTAATCATTTTTTGAAGCAAATTGACATCAGTTGCTTTCTTTTGAATATAATAATAAATGAGTTTTTCGCCTTTTTTATTCCTAATATACTTTTCTTTCATTAATATATTCAGATCTTGAGGAGTAAGCTTAGATCGATTACATATTGCGAAAATACTCTTAATACTATCGAGATATTCTTGAGGACTGAGTTTGAATGTATCGACGTTATTCATTTTTTATTTATAATATGACATTAATATTTTAAGTATTATATTTATCAATTTTAATTTTTTTTATTAAAAAAAATGAATAAAATAAGGTAAATTCCCATGTATTTTATTAGTTATTAAAAAAAATGTCGTACTACACAGGTAATACGAATAATTGGTTTGTAAATGGGGTACGTCAGGTTACCTCTGGAGGTGGAGCAGTGAGACATACATATACTCCATATGGATATAATCCCCATGCCGCCCCTCAGCCGGTTTATGCATATCAACATGGATACCAAGGATATAATCCTCATGCTCCTCGGCCAGTTTATACCCCTCAAAAACCTAAAAAGAAAGGAAAAGTAGGAAAGAATGAAACCCCTTCGGAATTTGTTGCAATTCAATTAAATTTTACGATCCTCCTAGCGGTGGCGATTATACCACTCTAGCAAGTCTTTTGCCTCATAATACCAGTCTTAGTGAAATGCCAAGACAATGCCCAACATGTATGTTCGTCGAACAAACCGATGGAAAAGATATTGTTATCACATTGGCTAAAGAATATTCTAATGAACGTTTCAAAGAAATCACTTTTGAAGAATGGGGATACTATGATTATATCACCGTTACCAGTAATCATAAAGCTCTTACTGAAATCAAACGAATTAAGAATTTGGTTGATGAATGGGTGTAAAAAAACTGATACCTATTTTTTTTCGATTTTATTTTATAATATATTTAATAAAAACACCCACACGCACACGCACACGCACACTCGCAAGCACCAACACGCACACACACACACGCACACGCACACGCACACACACACACGCACACACACAAGATGTCTTTAAAGGCGAAGATTCCCTACAAGGAGCTCGCACTGCTACTTGTGGAATGTCGCAAAAGGCACTGGATGGGAAGGCACTGGATGGGATGGCGCCGCGCCATGTGGGCGGAGATCAACAAGATCCGCAGTGACAACGGCTACCCGACGATCAACTTCGAGAGTCCCCAGACTACGACCGCGACTGGGCACCGCAATGACTGTGGAACTGGTCCTGCTGAGGCTACTGAAGCTGCTGAGGCTGAGGTGGCTAAGTGTCGCACGGACTGGGGAACTGGTCCTGATGCTGAGGCCGGTCACGAGAAAGGGCTCGCCGTTCAGGCCGCAATCAACCGCGGCGACGGTGGGGACGCACTCAACAATGCGGCAGACATGCTCAGCTATCTTTTAGGAATCCCCGAAAGTGAGATCAGGGATATCAAGGAGAAGTTCAACAAGTAGAGTTGAGACTCTGCTTTTTATAAATTTAATTAATTTTTTTTTTAGATTTCCATTTCATAATAATCAAAACCATCACGTTTGACTCTTTTAATCTTGTCATTATGCTCCTGCATCCTAGCCATTTCTTCTGCATCTGTATACCCATTAACTTTTTCGACACCATTTGATTTCATGTCATCAATTGCTTTTTGAAGCATTTGCTTACCAAGCGTTTGATGTTGATAATCTTCATAAACAACCCACCATCTAATTTTTCCTGTAGTAGGATCATAATCAATATATGCTACTTTTTCATCATTTTCAGGATTAGTATATTCATATCTAACATCATTATTGTTCCTTTTCAGTTCTTCAGATGAATAGAATCGTTCATTGAAATCTGTTAGATTTAGCTGCGTTGGCTGCTTTTTGGGAGCATTACTAAGGAGAAAATAGGTGCCGCCTAATCCAGCCGTACCACAAAGTACAACTTTGTTACAAGCAATTGCTTTGGAGATTCGAGCAAGCATCTTTTTTTATTTGTATTTTTAATAATTTGTTTATAAATAATTAAAAATCAGTTTTTTATGTAAAAATTCACTGAGGAGCAGTAACGGTCGATGGATGACCAGTCGTTAAATAATATTTCTTTGATAAATATGGCGGAGCAGTTAAATTATTTGCAAGATCATCAAGTGTACCGGGAGGATTTTTGCATATTTGTTCAATTTCATATGGTTGAAGGGCATATGGGTAGTATCTGAATTTTGACATATATCCTTGGTAACCGCCAAAATAATTTATATGCAAGTCTTGATAGTTCAGCTTGGGAACACTACTTAGTTTGTGGCGTTTGATCAAGGAACAGTTCAAAAATATATCAAGTGATTGACCAACAAGGATTAATGCAATATTGACCCATTTACCAACGGGAATGGTGATTATCGTTGAATCACGAGGATTATTCCATGTATTCATGTTAATACTCAATTTATTCTCATTAGGGTAAAGCCAGACACCAGGGGCTTGAAGTAATGGGTAATGCACGGTTCCATCATTAACAGTATAATCATCACTTCCCTTGTAGAAAATACATTTCATACCATCATCACCTGAACAAGATGACGAATAGAAGTTAGAATCCTTAATATAGAGCCACATAGAATAAGTGAATTCTATACCATAACGACCATCATGTGATGCTTGAATTTGACTTGCGGGAATGAGTTTGCTTGTTGATCCCTCAATGATTCCAGGGACTAAATAAGGACTAAGTTCCATACCAGTGGAGTAGTCTTTATAGAGTCTGTAACCGAGATAGACAAGAAGCAAAACCACAACAACAATCACTGCAATCTTAATGTATTTTCCAGCATTTCCTTTAGTACTATTGCCTGCTTGAGCATTATTTCCTGAATTATTAAAATTATTATTGTTATTATTTACCATATTATATATTAATATAGTAATATTTTTTTTATAAAAACGTATTTAATTTATGAACTCTCGTCGGTGATTTCTCCGTTATCATATGAACTGAGAGAGAAAGTGGATGTACCAAGAGGTCCTTTGGCGTAAATACTCGCGATTTCCTGAGGATTTAATGCATAAGCGAAATACTGAGTTCTACCAACCTTACCATAGAAACCATTGCCATATGTCATTACGAGTTTATCATTACTCTTATTCACCGGAATACCCTGAAGGACACATGATCTTTCGAGTTTGCCATTGATATAAAGATCAACGGTTCTGTTACTAAGCACATAAGTTATATTCACCCATTTCTGGAGCGGAATATTATGGACATCGCACGATTCTACAGAATTTGTTCCAGTAGTGGAAGTGACAACCTTGATGGAGTTCTTGAGAGGATAGAACCAGATACTGGGACTGTGTCTGTTGCTCTGATTACCCTTCCATAGAAGATTCTTCCATTTGCCGAATTTATAGTTCCAGTCACGGACATAGACCCAAGAACTGTATGAATAATCCATTCCCTCAGGAGGATCAGGGACAGTAATACCTGGACGAGTAAGCCATGCATCAATTGGTGTTCCTACAATCATCGGTTTATAAGTACTTTCCTCACTATTACGATTAATAGCATAAATGATGTAATAAACAATAACAAAAATGACAAGAACAATTACTATAACCAAAATGACTTTTGTTAATGTGCTGGTTTTTTTGAAACGAGAGAGTAAACCATTTCCAACACTGTTATTTCCAGATGATCTTCCAGTGTTATTACTGTTAAAATTATTATTATTACTCATATTTATATACTATCTTTAGATTATTTTTTTTTTCATTAATTACAATTTAATGAACTATCAACAGAAGTATAAACAGTTGAATCATTTGTAATCATTCCGCCTGTGGCACTGTATATTGAACTCATATAACTATTAACTTTATTATTAAGCGTCATGAACTTTCTTAATCCTTTTTTATAAAGCAATTCTATATTTTCTGGCGATAAAACCCTGTTGTAAAATTTGAATTCACTAATGAATCCTGGAAAACCAGTATTTTCAGTTAAGTTGCCGAGGAAATAAAGATTCTTATTTTTGATACTCGATGTATATAACGTGCCATTTGTATAACTCGAATATTCCATTTCTCCATCTCTATACAAACTAATGGAATTTCCCTCTAATGTACATAGAATATGAACCCATTTATTTACTGCTATGTTTTCCATAACGAAGTTTTCATTTTTACTTCCATTTGATAACATTATATACATATTGTTCATCTCAGGACCTAACCAGAACCCAGGGTATTGTACAATATTGGTAATATCACTAATATCATTGTTATAATAATCACCTCTATGGAATATCTCCTTATATAATCCATATCTGAAATTTGTCCATGTATAATTGGTAAGTGTTACTGGACGAGCAACATTTGCGTTATTATATAATGTATTATTAACGTAATTTGTTAAACCCTCACTGTTACCGGTAATATTAATCCAGAAACTATATGTGTATTGATTCGGAAGTTCATCGGTAAGATTAGTGTGATTTACCGTTAGACTTAGAGTATTGCCACTGATTTTGCCGGGATAATAATAAGTCAAATATGCTTTGTAAAAATCAATATAATCACTATCACTCATGGAAATTGCTCCAATAAATGGTATATTCTGATATAATACTAAATCATCATAATCGGCCGCTAAAGCAGTATTGGTTGTATAAATATTTCTTAACCATATAATTAGGATCGATAATGGAAGAATAACAAATACAATTAATAATACAATTTTTTGAACAACACTTAGATTAGCGAAACTTTTCTTCATTCTGTTTTTAATAGATTGAAAAAGCGCGTATGAAAGTTTATTTACATTATTGCTATTATTATTGACTACATTGATGTTATTGAATGAATTATTATTATTATTCATACTATATAATAGTTAAAGATAATTAGTTTTTAACTTTATATTTTTTCTCTAAGATCGATTTCATCTCGTCTTTATTACGGATTTTATCAATATTTTTGATAATAAGTGGGAAAGATATGCCTAGGATACCAATTACAACAACAAAAAATTTAATTCCACGATTAACTGGTATAAATTGAAGAAATCTATCATAATAGAAATAAAGGGCAAAAAGGAAGGTGAATAAAACTGCAAAGAATATGTAAGCGCGCATTTATAAATACTTTTTAGAAAAAAGTATCCAAAAATCTCAAAAATAAAAAAAAATGAAAAAATAATATGGATTTGTAATTGATTTTATTAAAAAATCTTTTACAATGTGTTGTTATTCTGGTGAGTTTTTCTCTTTTCAATCCCAAATTCAAGGAATTAGAATTGGAATTAATGCATGGTTAGCGCTTGAAGTGATAATATTTTCTGTTTTAATTTTCAAAGACTTTTATGATGATAAATTTGATAAAAATTTCGTTGATGCTAATTGTGGCTCACCATTCAGTGCGATTTTTGTATTGATATTATTTAACATGCATCAAATCGGTAATTTTTGGAATGTGTTTATATTGACATGTGTTCGTCCCCCTGGTTATTCTGAACAAGATCAATATGCTAAACATCTTCAATGCGTTGATACGATATATGTTTCAGTTTCTTATGGTATTTGCGCAGCATTTCGATTTTGGCCTTTTGGTCTATGGATTTGGTATTTGACCGATTTTAGCAAGGATTATTGTTATTCTGATAGAATTATGGATAGTCTTTACGTGATTTCCATTGTTCAATGTTTGGTCATGATGACATTTTTGATTTATGGTATTGTGATGTTTTTCATATGGTGTCCTCTGGCTACGAAAAAATGTCAAGAAGCCGCACGAAAAGCTAAACTTGAACATGAGAAGGAAACAAACGCAATTAAAGTCCGAGAATTGGAACGTATTGCTGAAGAAGCCAAGCAGCAACTCAAGGAAGTTACTCATGAGCGTGACATGATAGTATCTGAGCGCGATGAATTCAAAAGTCAAATTAACGAAGCTATTCCAGTGGAACATGTTGCCATTAGCATAATTGATGACAATGTAACTCAGATTGCAGCCAAAAGTCTCATTAATGAAATGCTTGATGAAAACAAAGAATAATTACTTTGTATTATTTTTATAAAAATGAAAAAATAATACTTATAATTCATAAAAAAAAAATAAATATTAAAAATGTGCTTACAAGATGTAATTGTAGAGATTAAATATATATTTAATACTAAATTGAAAAATAAGAAATATGTGAAATCAGGTAATAATCATGGGGATGAAGGATATTTTATTGAAAATATTTATGGCATTAAACCAAATAGCAAAAATTTACCTGATTATAAAAGATTTGAACTAAAAAAGAAATCAAATAAAATTACATTTGGTGATTGGTCAGCTGATGGATATTTATTTAGACAATGTCAAAGAATGAAAATTATAAACAAAATTCCATTTAATATTACTAAAGAATGCTATATGAAGTATTTTGGTAATTATAATCTTAAAAAAAAAAGATTTTCGTTTTCAGGTAGATGTATTCCAAAATTCAGTGAATGGTCTTATAATGGTAATAAATTTGAATTTGACAAGCATAATAATCTATTTTTAATATATTCTCATGATCACGATAAAAGAAATGTATATATTCCTGAATTATTCAGAAAACAAGAATATATCGTTTTACAATATTGGAAAATAGAAAATTTGAAACAAAAAGTTGAAAATAAATTTAATGTAAATGGTTTTATTGTATTCGAAAAGGATAAAGAAAATAAATATTCAAAATTGTTGATTGGTGATAGGATAAATATTGATAATTTTGTAAAAATGTTTAAGAATAACGATATTATATTCGATAGTGGTATGTATGATGGTAATTCTCGAAATTATTCTCATTTCCGAGCTAGCAATAGTATTTGGAAAAGACTAATCATCGAAGAATATGGTTAATATATATACCTAAATGATGTGCAAATTTACACGCAACTGCATTGCCAATTTGCATTATTTGTTCTTTTTTATTACCAATTAAAACATAATTATCAGGAAAACTCTGAATTCTTTTTAATTCCAATATAGTTAATCTTCTAATATTATCATCATCATATTTAACCAATGCGTCATATCCATCTTTCCAATATCTTGCCGGAATGGTATATGATGGTTTATCCATTTTGAGAAATTGAGCTCCAAAACCATTTTTTTTGAGTAACATTCTTGCTTTCTTTTTTTTTATACCATTAATAGCTTTTTCACTTAAATAATATTTTCTATCTACTTCACTTTTATCTAATAAAACTGTGGATACATTCAAACGATTATCTATATCAGTAATTACAGGTTTTATTTCCTTTGGAATAATATCTAGATCTTTCCTAACACCAACTATAATAACTCTGCGTCTATTTTGAGGAACACCAAAATCACTTGCATATAATTTATTTATGTGACAATTGTAATTTTCACCTAATTTTTCAATAATTATATCAATGGCTTTATCTTGATTATTTAATTTCATTGATAATATTCCCATTACATTTTCCATTATAAAAGCTCTCGGCTTAAAATAAGTAATATATTTATAAAACTCCATGAATAATGAGTTTCGAGGATCATTTTTATCTCTTTTTCCTGCCATACTAAATCCTTGACATGGTGGTCCTCCAACAATAATATCGATTTTTTGATTGTTCAATAGCGACTTTAACTTTTCCGGTCCGAATTTCTGTAAATCTTTGCAAAGAGCAAGATGATTATGATTTTTGGAATAACTTTCAATTGCTCTATCCCAAACATCAATTCCACAAATAATATCACAAGTTTTTTTTAATCCTTCAGTCATTCCACCACATCCACAAAATAAATCTAAAACTTTCAAATTTTTACTATTTAAATGTTTTTTGATCAATGATATAATATCAGTTTTTTTTTTCCCACTATAATGCGTTATATTATTTTGAATACAATATGCTTTTAATTCATAAACTTTCATATTACTAAAATCCATTATTATTTTATATAAGATATATGAATATTTTTTAAACAATTGTTTATTCAATTTTATATTTTTAATTATAAAACTAAACACATTTTAATTCAATAAAAGTTTTTAATCAAGTAATTCTTGTGTTTCCATTGTATCTATGTCATAATCAGTACTTGCTGCCATTTCAACTGTCTCTGCTCCAGTATATGTATATTTATTATCATCTGATGGTGCATCAACTGTACAAAAGTTGTATTTATAAATATTCAATGGTGCAGTAGCTGTTCCATCTACACAATCACCGATTCCTTGACTGTTTGTGCACCAACCACAATTAGTATCAGCTAGGCATTTAGCCTTCTTTTCACCAACTGAATAATTATCATATTTTGCACAAAGAGATATACCATTGTTACATTCCTCTGCAGTTAAAAACGGATCAATCAATTGATTAGTAAGCGGATCAATACCACAATAATTATTTGATATTTTATTAGCATCTTGATAAGCTACTAGTCTTTCACATATCCCCTTATTCGGACAATAGAAATAAGCTTGTTTGACATTATTTTCATTATTTCCTCTAGCAATACATTGTTCTTTAGTCAATACATTGCAATCGAGTGGGCAACAAGAACTTGGAACATCAAAATAGCGATTTAAATTATCTTTTTGAAAAGCACAAATACATTTATTTTGTGGAACATCCCATGTGCAGAACGGTGCACGATTTTTCAAGTTCAAATTACAGTTTTCACTAGTCATATGCTCTAGTTTTCGGGGAATTGAATAATAAATGTATAATGCAATAAGTATAATAAACGAAACCATTAAAAACGTAATGGGAAACAGTTTCTTTAATTTTAACATATAATTATATATATGATAAAAAATATATAATATAATTATATAAATGATTGAGACACTTGTCATATCTCAGATTAATAAGAATAGAGAGGATTTTCAGGAAACTAAAAATCCATTTGCAAATCTTTCTCCTGCTTCAATTGTCATTGCTCTGCTTATCTCTGTAGCAGCCGCATATTTTGCATTTGAATGCAACTCTCATCAAAAACCAGCCACAAGATTCGTCTATACCCTTATCGCGTTCTTTTTCCCTGGACTCTATTTAATCTATTACTTTATTCGCCATGTTATCCTTGGAGATAAATGTAAAGGAAGACAATTGTTCAGTGGAACTCGTTCCACGAATGGTCGTCGAAGAGCCAGAAAATGAAATATTTATTTATTATAAGCATCAATGACCTTCTGAATTTTACTATTATAAACACAGCCTAAATAAAAATTAAAAATAAAACATTTACTATACATCTCCATCAAATCTTTGCTCATTTTCTTCTTGGAGTCTTTTAAATCCGCAATAAAAGCAAGTCTTTTATTATATGATTCTTGACTTTCATCTTCCAATTTAGGAAACATTATATATTTAATATATAAATTATTTTAGTTCTTTATAACTTGGTTAAAATCAGTTACATTTTCTGTGTATTGACGTGTCTTCGGATCATATGTAATTTTATATATCTTTCCGCCTCTCTGATTAAACCATACTTTTGTTGTTGGTTGTGCACTACCTGGTACAATATTTGTTCCGATATTTGGAGAGATGTGTTGTCTATCCATATATTATTTGATAAGATATTTATTGAAAAAGGATGAGTTCTTTGAAAACCAGTGAATAAGCCATATAAGAAATTAGTACTAAACACAATGTATTTACGAAGTTTTTATTGAAAAGCTCTCCTGAAAATCCAAAATTGCATGTTTTTCCTGTTTTAGAGAAATGTACAAGAATATGTAAAACTAGGAGTATGGTACCATATTTATACAAATGATTAATGGTATCGGTGTATTCTGGAGCTAGACCTAAATTTATAGTGAACATAGCCATGCCTATATATTTATAATACATTATTTTTTTCTGCGGTTTATGAATGTAATTATTATCCTGTAAATAGTAATATGATTGATAAGTTATTAAGTAATATAGTCGGTTGTTTAAGTGGTTCTAATAACGAAAAAGATCCAGAAGAAAAAAAAGAAAATGAATTAACCCTTAATGATAGATTAATACTATTAGCACGGGAAAACGAAAAATTTAATTCCAAACAATCCTTAGAAATCTTTCGTTTTTTCATGAGTGATAAGAAATATACTGATTTAGTAAATGTTAATGAAAGAGTTTATACTGATCTAGAGTTTTTTGATGATTTTAATCAATCAGATAGCACTATTTATAATAAAATAAATCATACATGTACTACTCTTGGCGATTTATCATTACAAACCCTATTAAAAAATCCTACGAATAACATTGAAACACTCAAAGATAGACAGAAATTAATTGAAATATTTGAGGGATTTGATGTAAAACAGAGAAATAATATTATTGATAATTTAAAAACTGTAAATAAATTAGAAACGGAAATACTCTGGTTTTGGAATAAAAATAACAATAAACATCTTACTATTTTCAAAGATATGGTATTTCTTAATTTAACCGGTTATGAACGAATTGATAATTTCATTAATAATAATCCCATTATCTTGTCCATTCATAATTGGTTTAAAATATTTTTGACTCCGTTATTCGCTGTATTAAGTCCTTTTACAGCTGTTATTATTCCATTAATATTATTCTTAATAGTAAGACAGAAATTACCATTTAAAATCTCAACTCGAGATTTCTTCAAATTCATTGGAAAGAATCTTTTTGGAGGAGGTATGACTCAATTCATGAAACAAGGTTTCAAGGCGAAGATTTTGGGATTTTTCTCATCAGCAATGTGGTTTGTATTTTATATTCAAGGAATATTCAGTAATTATAAGGTTTCTAAAAATCTTAATAAGATAATAAATTTAATTCATACTAAACTTAACTGTGTCAAAAAATTCATTATTAATACCAGAGAGATATTACACAATACTCAACAATTGGATTTATCTATTATTTACCCTGGAATTGATTTAACGAAAATAAAATATAATCTGGCATTCTTAGGTGGATATTTCCAACATGGTGTTTTTGAACAAGAACCCGCATTATTCACGAATAAAGGTATGATTCTAGCAACTTATAATAAATTTTTACATGTTAAAGATTCTTTAATCGATTTATTTCATTTTACAGGTTCAATTGATACAATTCAATCATTATTTAGACTTAAGAATCAATGTGGAGGTGGAGGAGGAGGATCAAATAAATATACATTTGCTAAATATAATGATAATAAGACATTACGAATTAATGCGGATGGTTTATGGCATCCATGTTTGGATAAGAAACCAGTATTGAACAATATCAATATGAATAAAAATATAATTATTACTGGTCCTAATGCAGCAGGCAAGTCAACATTTATTAAGTCAGTGATTGTAAATTGTGTTTTGGCACAGACCATCGGAATTGTCGCATCAAAAAAATTTGAATTAGTACCATTTGAAATGATTGAGACTTATTTACATATTCCGGATAATAAAGGAGTATCATCATTATTTGAAGCTGAAATGTTGCGAAGCAAGGATTATATCAATAATATAAGGGAAAGTGGTAAGAAGTCGATTATTATAATGGATGAGATATTCTCATCTACCAATTATATAGAAGGTTTTTCTGGGGCATTTGCTGTGCTACAGAAATTGGCTTCCTTTAAAAATTCTTTGTTTTTAACAACCACCCATTATAGTCATTTAGGAGATTTGGAAAAGAAAGAGTCTAATATTATTAATTATAAATTCGATATTGATAGAGATGTGTCTAATGGTATAGTATTTAACTATAAATTGAAACGTGGTGTTTCCAAACAATATATTGCATTGGAACTGCTTAAGGAAAATGATTTTGATGATGATTTAATTGAAAATGCAATTGAAATATCAAAGAATATAAGAATTATGAAAACCAAAAAATCTGTAAAGAAAAAAAGTAAACAGAATTCAAATTAAAAATCGATATGAGTTTAAAAAGATAGTTTTATATGTAATATATAAAATATAATTATGGAAGGATATTTAATGGGACTTTTAATCATTCTTATCGGTGTTGTACTTGTACTCACTTACTTTATTTCCAAACAAGTTAGAGACATGAAAAGAGATCTGACGATCAATATTCAGGATCTTCGTGCAGCAAAAGAAAAGATGCTCAAGTTTGAACATATTCTTAAGATCCACGCTCAATTGCTCCAACGGGGAGGTGGAGAGGCAGTTGTAGATGAACCCGCTGAGTTTGATCCATCTACTTTTGAGCAGCAGGATAGTACTTCTTTAGAGGATCAGGAACCTCAGACTTTTACTGGAGAACAGTTTGCAGAGGATGACGCAGAAGATGTTATCAATACTCTCGATTTGACTGAGGATAGTGATGAGTATGATGTTGTTGGTGCTGACGAACCAGTAGATGATGAAGTAGATGACGAAGTTGATGACGAGGCAATAGCCGAAGTTGATGACGAGGTAGATGACGAGGTAGATGACGAAGTAGATCAAGATTCTTATGTAGAGGATGTGACTCACGAGGCTGAAGATCCAGTTGTTGTTGAGGAGGAATCGACTGTTGATGAGGTCGAAGATGATGAATCTGCACTTGATTCTTTTGCCTCATCTGAGGAGGCTGTTGATGGAAGTAATGATATGAATACAACAGCGGAAAGTTCAGATGCCACTCCTAGCGAGGAGTCTTCTGGAGCTACATCGGATGATTCTACTCAGAAGAGTGATAGAAAGAAGAGAGCAAAGCAGCCATCTGATAAGGCATCTGGTTTCGACGAGGGATACAGAATGGACAATATGGGGGAGACATTTGAAGTCTATTTGGACAGTAGAAATCGCAAGAGATGGAAGCGTCTCGTGACAGCTTAATTAAATCTTTTTATATTTTAATGATAGTAATTATAGTTATAGCCATATTATTACTAGTCTATATAGCATACAAATATACAAAAAACAAACTTTATTATCCTGGATCAATGTCAATGCCGTATCATCCAAAACCCTCTAAAAAAGTAAAGGAACTGTGGATTGCTCAGAAAGGAGGAAAGCTTCATACATGGCTATATCATATTCCTGGAAAACCTATTGTATTATTTTGCCATGGAAATGGTGGAAATATAACTAATAGAAACCATTATCTAAAGGAAATGGTCAAAAGGAAAATTCCGTTTTTGATATTTGATTATAGAGGATATGGGAAGAGTACAGGATCTACATATATGGACTCGACATATAAAGATGCAGTGGTCTGTTATAAATATTTACGTGATAAATATAACGAAGATATAGTACCTCTTGGAGAATCAATTGGTGGATATCCCGCTTCCAAACTTGCTTCTGAACATAATACAGGAAAATTGATTTTACTGACTAGCTTAAATAGTATTACTACCATTGTTAGTAAAATGCCATTGTTTAATAAGCTGAGTTGGTTTACCGATGGTGATTTGGACGTGAGCGAATCATTGAAAAAATATAAAGGAAAAACTCTTATTATGCATTCTCGAGATGATGAAGTGGTCGGGTTTCAAAATGCAGAGAAGAATCATGAATTGTGTAAAAACTCGGAATTAGTAGAAATAGGAGGGACTCATAATAATACCAATTTTAATTGGTCGACGATAGAAAATTTTATATTTACATAATATATAATGAGCCAAGGTATTTGCAATAAAACCTCTAATAATAAATACTTTTCTAGCCCCTGCCGCATGGACAGTGGGCGAGCGTTTACCGATTATCGCCCTAATTCATATGTTAATGACCTAATCAGGTACTCTAATAAAGTCCCGTCCAGTTATAACTATAGACAGTTTCTTATTGCCAATGCGAGCAAAATCATGAATTTGAATCAGAAATACGCTGTTTTGAAGAATGGTAATGATATGTGCAACGCAACTCCCGTTCCGTTTACCACCGTCGGAGTGGTCAATCAGAATACTGTTACATACAGACCTTTAGATCCAAATGGAGTTGGTATTCGTTATCAAACTCAGCCTATCCAGATTAAACCTAATAATCTTAGAACACAAAAAGCTGTTCCTGGAAAAAGAGTTTGAAAATCTTTAGCATTAATACATATCAAAAAAATGACACATAAATTTATTTAATTTTATTTGATATGAATATAGTAAAAAACACGCAAAATCAACCAGCGTTCTTGTTCTTGCAGCATAAACCATGTGCGGAATTGTTTTTGTGACGTTGTGCCTTGTTGTCGCCAGCGAAACTGCCGGAGGACAGCTCTACCGAGAGACGGTGGCTGCTCTTTTCAGGGCCTTGTTCCTTGGGGAGATGCCTACCTGCCGTTTTGCAGCGGAAATCATTCGGATCGTCGAAGCCCTCAACAAGGGCAACACCGTTTGGCTCACCTTCAACGGTGTCAAGTACAAGACAGGGCGTAGTCTGCGTGGAGAAGGCGTAGGAACGGCTGAAAAGCCAAATGTCACTGTTCGTCTGTGGCAGCCATTCCCCTTTATTCACCGACTTGAGGTCACTGGTTGGTCCACCTTCTATGTGGTATTCAAGGCTAAACCACCTGAGTTCGCTACGTACGCGGACTACGTTATGTCTCTCTACACAGGGAAGACTATTACGTTCGACGCACAGTGGATGAGCCTAGGTCATTTCCTTCAAGCACTCATGCCTCTGATGGAGCTGCTCCACCGGAACGGTAAGCTGGTGAAAGTTCGTCGGATTGTCCATCAGTCATTGTTCGACGACGGCATCGAGCGTGCCCCATCGACGCTCTGGACCATGTTTTTTTTTGGGGGCATCTCGTACGATCCGAAGTCTGACGTGGTAACACTTTTCGACCCCGATGCTACAACACCTCACGAAATGACGTTCCGTACCCGAAAGGGAATGCTGACCATTTCTCTCGATTCCCTGCGGAAACATCCTCAATTCGTCGAGTTCTGGGTTGAAACACAGGCGGCATCATTGATTGGATCGGGCAAGTCTTGCACGCTCCATGGTGAGCCACACACGGACCACTTCCGGTTGCTCGAGTGGCTCTTTCCAGAGCAAGTGCTTTTGAAGCAAGGAAAAAGATGCTTCACAGTTAAATTCCCCCGCAAGTGAATTAACACCACCCATTTATAATATAGAATATTTCTAGAAAAAGATTAAAATTTATAAGTTATTTTGATATCAATTACCATCCTGCGCAACACCCCCCCATGCAATCACCACGATATTCCATCTTTCCGCGATGTGTCAATACATAGCCACTGTATCTATAACAAGTACAATGTATAAATGATGATAGATGCATTGGCGAGTTTTTGTTAAACAAGAACATTAATGAAGGGGGAGCGATTGGATGACGACAGTAATAACAACGCTTCGTGCAAGCCCTGCAAAAAAAGCAAGACAAACGAAGATAACCTTTCCGAAGAAAGGTGTCGCAAGTAAGGCATCTGACCAACGCTCCGTCTGGGAGATTCTTGGCTTCGCGCATTTTGCGGGCATACGCCAAAATCCTCGGAAAATCAGGAGTGTTGTCCGAAGGAAAGAAAAACGACCCCACCATGCAAAAAACATAGTAGGGGATTTTGCCTTGGGTGCAGAGCAGCACCAATGTGCGAAGCACAACAATGTCGGTCGGATCCATGTTTGAAATGCGTGGTGGTCCGTACAACGTGCAGTGGGGTGTTTTTTACTTAATTGTAATTAATATAAAATGTATAAAAAAATAGTATCAGTTTTTTTAATAAATATAGAACAGATATTGATTTATGTGGTTATTTTCCAATTGAAAAAACAAATCAATAGAAAATAAAGAATTATTGGAAATAATATATTATTTTAATATATAATAATGAGCTCAGGAAACAATAATGGTTTCGCAGGTCAATCGACTGGTAATCCTAATGAAAAAGTATTTAAATATCGCGAACAAAATATGTGTGGTAAATGGAATACTGTCAATAAAGATTTAGGTAATGTCAAATTACAGATTCGTGGTGATGGTAACGGAAATATTATAGTTTCTGGAAATTCAGCAGCGGTTCTTGCTGCTTCTACAAAAGGCGTTCCTGTCTTTGTCCATTACATCGCAGCAAACAAGGCTACTTATGGGCAAAGTTTTTCGGGTAGTGGTTTGCCATACGCAAATCGCGCTATGGCAATGGAAGGTTCTACCAATAGTGGTATTGTTAGACTCCAAGCGGGAGCGTTCACTTTTAAACTGGAATATCCTAATTCTTATTATATTAACATGGGAACTAAGCTTGTATTGCCTCAGGTAGAATTAATATTTACCGACGAAAATAAAATCCCTATATCTGACATATATACCGTACAAATAGGAAATGGTATCCCGTATCGTAGCCTTACATGGCCCTCCAAACGTAATTGGTCAGCAGGACCTATGTTTTATTGCAATAACAACTTGCCAGTTCGTGATCAACAGACTATCTTGAAAAACTCTGCATATCCATGCACTAATAAAGAAGCTCCTAATTTCTGGGGATCTATGCCACCACACTAAAAACTGATTTATTTTTATTTAGTTTTATTTTATAAATTTATTTTATAAAAAATGTTTCAAAAAGATATTTTTTATACTATTTTGAATTATCTACAATTCAAGGAAACATTATCTTTAACGCTAGTTAATAAACAATTTTACCAACAATGGTTAAAATGGCAATGTCAAAAAGTCATCAAAATCGAGGATTTGAATATTTGTAAAAGATATCCAAATTTTCAATTTTTAATCAGATTATATGAACTTCCTGATGATATCCCTGAAAATTTACGTACACTTGATTTATCTTATACACAAATAAGTGATATCTCATGTTTTAATGTTAAAAATTTACATACACTTTGTTTATCTTATACACAAATAAGTAATATCGACGGTTTTGATGTCAAAAATTTACATATACTTGATTTATCTGGAACACAAATAAGTGATATCTCATGTTTTAATGTTAAAAATTTACATACACTTTGTTTATCTTATACACAAATAAGTAATATCGACGGTTTTGATGTCAAAAATTTACATATACTTGATTTATCT